GACTGTGAAGCAAAAGTAATGAGAAGTGAATATGAAAATTTAGTTAAGAAACTACCAGAATTAGAAGGCGTATTTGAGCATATTGAAGACGAAAAAAATCGAACGTATGTGTTAACAGTCACGTTTGAAGATTTAGAGCAAAACGACAAATATATGCTAGAAAAGTTGCTTTTATATAGACAAAAAACTACACAGTACAAGTCTACTATTACTAAGACAACAAACACTTTAACATATGTTATTATTGGATTGATGTTCGAGATATCAACCTCTGCCAAAGACCAATTTGAACGATTGTTTAGAAAAGACATAGCAACAATATATCCAAATCTAACTGTTCAAGGATCTGATCAGTTTTTAGCTCGCATTTTTAAACATTTTAAATATTCATGTGTAGAAGAAAGCATCTATCATTTAACTAATAAACTTCCTGAACTTAAGGGAATTTTTGAATCTACAGAAAAAGTAGAAGAAGAGTTTTATTTTACAAGTGAAGAAACACAAGCAATTGAAGAAATTGCAGAAGTTGTTCAAAAATTAGTTCAAAGTTATGAAGAAAGGTTAACAGCATTAATGAAAAGTGCAAGAATTAGGCGAATTTCGTTACAAGATTCACATTTTAATAAATATATTGCTGTTACACATCTAAGAAACGATTTAAGACTTCAGATTGGAAAGATTTGCAAAAAACATTTTCAGGACGATGTGGGTAATAAATTTGGTAATAACTTTTATGTATTATATGAACGAATTTTTAATAAACCACTAAAAGGACTTGATGAAATTGTTGTTCAAGGTGGTGTAGCAGTAATGCTTGATAATGAAGGAGTATTTGAGATAGACTTCGACACATATGATTATCAATTAAATGAAATAATAATTCCAGCTAGATTAATTGAACCAATTGAAATTAAAAATTTTTTAAAAAGACTTTATACGGAATGGATAAAAGCAACATTTATAAAAAGGCCTCTTGCTTTTCCTAAAATGTATTTAGAGTTACGTCAAGAGAAGTTAAAGTATAATAAGCTAAAGCAAAAGCTTCCCGAGCTAGAAGATATATTTTAACAATATTAAAAAATTCCATCTAATTCTGGAAGTTTTGTTTTAAGTTTTTTGAATTTAAAATAATTATCAATTTTTTCTTGATCTACGCCTATATCATAATGAGCTGCTGTTGGCAATCCATTTAGATTTTTGAAATTGCCGTCTCTATGATAATATGGGATAACCATTGTATTTTTTATTATACATTCGTCTCCTCCTTCAAATGAGTTTAATATTCCATTTATTTTTAAATTTCCATCAATTTGTGTCGGTATATGATGTAAATTAGTTAATGATGAAGCGATAACCAAATCTCCTTTGATGTGATTTGGACATCCCTCTAACGAAAATATTTCAGAGGCACCAACAATTTGGAAGTTTTTTTCGATTTTAGTGTCTGATAGTTTCAAAAAGTTATCAATGGAAAATTTCGAACAATCAATTGTTAACGAGCCATTAACGAATTGTGGAGCAACGCAGATCTTGTCTTTCAATGTTATTCTAACGTCTCCGTTTATCTTATATTTTGTGATATCAAACTTTTTAGTAAACTCTTTTAGATCGATTTCTAATTCATCTTTCGGCGATAAATTTATAGTTTTTGTCCCGTCGGAATTTAGGATGGGAATATATTTTAATTCGAATAACTCATCGAACGTTTTAATGTCTTTTAGTTTTATTAAATCGTCAAACGTTTTAGTGATTTTTTTAGAAACTTTAAAAAATTGCTTGCTTACCCCAATAGTAAGATTTTGAGCTAAATTTTTATAAGATTTAGATTTTATTGCGTTTGAAACAGAATCTCCGTAATAAGCTTTCGTTCGAAGAAGAGGCAACATTAAGCAGTATCCCGTACTTCCACTAGACCATTCGTTAGTATATATTCTCGATGAAGTTTCAAGAGATTTAGTAGAAACAAACTTTCCCGTAAAATTATCATATAGTTTAAAGAAAAAATAAGCGTTTTTAAAAAACTCTGGAGAAGGAGACTTACCAGATAATTTAAATCCGTTGTGTTCAAAAGAATTGTCAATATTATAATTTTCAATATCTTTACGATAGGCTAAAATAGCTAATTTAACAGAACTTTTTGGGTCCGAATGATTTAAAATTAGTGGCTTATCAAGCCAAATAAAATTGTAGTTTTCGTTTACTAAAAGTCCTTTAAAATTGTTTTCTATATCCGAATTTACAGGAATTATATAATCTCTTTTAATATATGAAGAAAATAATTCTGATGGAATCGATTCATTTGTTTCATAACTTGTAGCTTGAGTTGCTGTATTAATAGAAGTAAATGGTCCTAATAAATATGCTGTATTAAAAATTCCAACAGAGCCATCAGCAAACCTAACAGCAAACTTAGCGCTCATTGTTCCTCTTTTATATCCAATAATTGTTCCTACTGTATTAAATTTTGAAAGATTTTTTATAGGATTTTGAGCTTTAAAATTAGCCAACATTTCCTTTAGATTTTTTCCGCTACCTCTTACAATTACAACATCGTGTATTTGAAATGTAGCTCTGGGACCAGGAACATCTGTATATCCGTTAGGAACATCATTAGTTCTTTCGGTTATTAGAGTTTTTTTAAAAAGCTGTTTAAACAAACTCATTATATATTAAATTAAGGTCCAACTAAAGAACTTTTTAACTGCTTGTCATAATCTCCAACTACAGCTTTAATTTCGCTAGGTAAAGGAATTTGATGTAAAGTTAATGTGTGTGCAAGTCTAGCAGCTAATGCTTTATCTTGAACTACGGTTTGAAGTAAATTTTTAGGTAATTTAGTTTGTTTAGAATGAACTAATTCTATAATAGTTTCGTACGCTTTTTGTGGAGATAAAGAATTTGCATGTTGAACTTGAGAAGTAGCGTGTTTGAGTTCACTTGGTGAATCTGCAGCATGACTTCCAACCATAGTTCCTAAACCCAAAGCAGCTCCTGCTAGGGCTCCCTTTAATGAAACTTTTTCATTAAGAATTAATACTTGTTCATAAGCTTGTTCCATTAAAATTTGATCTTTATTTTTCATATTATTATTTATTAAAAGTCTGTTATGTTTGTTCGGAATTTGGTTGATCGAGCAAGCTAGAATTTATTTTAATGCTTGTAGCTCCACTTGAAACAACATCTCTTGAAAAATCAGGAGCACTAACTATTGTTACTAATTCTAATAATTTATCTTTTGTTATAGATTTTATTTCATTATATCCTAAAACTACAGCTTTACCAAAAGTTTTTGATGTCGATATATGATCGAATAAAACAAAATACTTAAAGTTGTCTAAACTAATATAATATTGAAAATTGAACAACAATAAATTATTTCTCAAGCTTATTCCCAATTCAACTCCTCTAGTTGTTTCTTCGTAAGCGTTGTTGACTGCATTAATAATATCGGAAAGGTTAGCTTTGATAAAAAGTTTATGAAAACCGTTTGCCCACAAATCAATTAAATCTTTTTCATTGAATTTTTCTCTAGTTATTTCGTTAGGCTTAATTTGAATTTTTTCAGAATCTAACCATTGGTTTATTTCATCTTCATTTGATAGCGTTTCGAAATGTTGTTTAATTTGCTTTAATCTTTCAGTTATACGCTTACCGAACACATCCACAGTTAATCTATTAGCATTGTTAATCTTAAAACTAAAATTCGTGCCTTTTCCCCCACCTGGTTTTGCAGTAGCTTCAGGTAATTCTGCTAAATCCGACAGCATTCCGTAACGAGTTAATTTTTTTGCTAATTCGTCTCTCCAATATTTTGAACAGTCAATGGGAGTACCAAACGTATTTTCTTTTCCTGAGCGTAAAATTCCCGAATTTCCTTTTAGTTCTACTTTTCCTCCTTCTGAACCAGTCAATTCTAAATCTCCTCCATCCGAACTATCTTTATTGCTTTTTGCACGTTTCTGTAAATTTTTAACAGCAATACAAAACAAATACTCGGCTGGACCACTTCCCTGTTCTTTTAAAGAAATTAGGGATTCAATGAGTTCAGAACTGAATCCAGCGGTTCGTAACCCCTCAATGAGATTTAACGTTTTTCCTGATATATTTTGAAGAGAAATTTTACTTTCTTCATCTAGTATATATTGAATAGTTTTTTCTGGATCTTCACTGTAATGCTCTACATACAAAGCAATTTTTTTAGCGGTAGCCTCGTTAATTTTTTTATTGTCTTTTAAATAGTCTATTAATTGAGTTTGTGAGTTTTTTTGGTTGGCTCCAAGTAAACGTCTAATTTTATTTAAAAGTTCTTTGCTTACATTATTAAATTCTTCTAATTCCGCCCCTTCGTCATCTCCTTGCATTAAAATAGTAGATTCTTTTAATAAAGAACCTTTTACGTCCTCATAAAGGGTTTTAATCGATTTACTAAATTTCATATACAATATCAATGTATTTATGCAAACAAAAAATATTTTTTAAAAGAAATAACTTAATTAAAATAATCAATGAAATCAAAAAAAATTAAACAAACTGCTCCAATTAAAGAAGAAAACGCTCCTTTAGAAACAGTGGAAACGACTTGGTCTAATGCTAACCTAGAAGAAACTTATATGGATTTACACAAAGAGCGAGCTGTGATATTAGAGAAACTGCAAAAAGCTGAACAAGAAGCTACATTTTGGAAAATAAAAGCTCAATTATATGGAGAGAAATTCGGACAAGCTTTGAAGGGGTTTTTGTTATATGAAGGTAAACACGAGCTTTTTGCTGAACGTGAGAGACAAAAAGTTCTTAAAGACATTCAATTAAGTTAAAGTTAAAAGATATTTTAACTTGTTTAATACTGACAGAATTTCATCTCTAATGTTTAAGCAATCAGTATCCGTATTTGGGTTGTGAACTTGATTAAAATATTCGCTTAAATATGCTGTAACTTCTCCTAAAACATCCATTATCGAAATTTCATTATAATTAACTAATTCGAAAATAGCCTCTCCATCAAACGAAAATTGACCGTGCTTTCCTTGATGTACTTCTACGAGTTGATCTATCAGCTCATCTAAATCATTGTATGCATTACCAAAAGCTTGATGCTCAGAATATTTACGAGTTTGCCAATGAAGTACTCTCAATTGATTTTGGAGTTTAACTAAATTCAAAATAATTTTATCCATCTTGATTTTTATTTATTAAATTTGCTTGTTGAAATAACAAAAAATCATATTTTGAGTTTAAGCATTTCACTCGCATATTTTGTTATATTGGGTAGTGTAACAATATCAACATTAGCATCCAAATGACTGGTTAATAATTGATAAGTTGTGTCTATTATAGGAACGTTTTTATTAAAATCATAAAAAGTATATTGTTTAAATATATAAGATAAAAACATTGAAATCCAATTTGGTTCTGAATAATGAGAGGACAAAAATCTTGAGAATTCTTCAATACAAGGTTGTTCAGAATTAAAGCATTCTAATTGTGTATTACGAGCTTTATGCACATAATATAATGATTTAGCTCGTTCAAACGGATCTCGTATGCTAATAAACAATTTTATCTTATATAATGTTTTTAAATAGTCTAAAATCAGGCTCAACTGTTCTTGGCAATGATCTTTAATAATAACAGAGGTCATGGCTACAGCAAAAATATAAAAGCATTTTGAAGACGCGTAGTCTATAAATTCATTAGTTGACATGCGGTGAATGTTTTCTGATATTACAAACTTCGGATTAGCAATGCTCGGATTTTGAGTAATATAAATTAACGCAAAAGGTTCTTTCGATTTGTCTGTAATAAAAATTGCTCCTGCCTTATTTTGATGTAGTTTTTTGCCGTATAAACAATAAAATTTGTTTAGTAAAAAAAAGCTTCCTCTAACATAAGTTCCTCCACATTTAGGAATATGAATGAACACAGGTATCTCATTTTGCTTTACTAAATCAGTAAGCCCGTTTATTTGGTCTAGTTGGTTTTTAAGAGCAAATTGTTCAATTATCTCTAAATGAGATTTTACAATCATATTTTTTAATGTTAATTTTATATTAAATTTGATTTTTTAAATTATAATGTCAAATTAAAGCTGTTGTTCTTTTAAAGGAAATGGCAGAAAAACAAGTAATATAGAATCTATGGATTAGACGCCTGCTGCCACCCATACGTAGGATATGGCGGATAAGGAGCTGATTGTCCGGCAGGAGCAACATGATGATTCATAGCATATGATGCATTGCTCCAATCCAGATGTTTGGCATATTCGTCAGCTGAGGCTGCTAAATAATCTGTGTATGCTGTAATAACAGAAGGATCTTGAGTAGCAAGTGAAAGCTTATTACTAACAAAATAGGTGTAATTTGATTGCCATGTGCTTTGTGTATAAGTTTTTGCTTGACCATTGAAGTAAACTCGTTTGTCTTTTCTTTCTGCTGAAGTTGGGGGCACAGCACAGGTTGTCAACCAAAAAGAAAATGCGTTTTGTGCACCTTGTTTATTTTGAGCTCTAATTGGATTCATGACGGGATCTACCACTGTGTGATGGACGGCATTATAGGCAGTATCTAAAGCATCTTGCCAATCATTTTTTTTAGAGATTGTTGTTGCTGCTGCTGTAGTGTATGCATCAGCTGTAGAATTGCATAGGTCTCCAAGCTGATTCTGGAACTGAGTCCACTCATAGGTAGCATTACCGTTAACGTCGGTCTTTGGTCCAGTAAATGGTGGGGGTATTTGAACAGCCATATACATTACTTATGCAAACTCCCTGTATTTATGCGGAGTTTCAAGTAACAATTAAAGTTTTTTTGTAGAATAACTTTTGAGTTAATTTATTGGCCAGACCATCAATTCGGAAGAATTAAGCTTTTCTCCAGCTAAAAATTGTATATTTGGAATAACACTAGACAAAGTTATCATTTCTCCGGATGATATTTTTGAATTGTTAATAGGTAACACATATCCTAACAAAGCAATCCATTCGGTGTTTCCGTCATAAGGCTGATATATAACTCTGTTTTGATATTTTAAATGTTTTGCGTGTGTTGATGGATAAGGATTAGGAAATGGAATTTTGCCACATGCAGTATATGGATCTGTGGTTAAAAAATACAATCCCGTAGTTTTATTTTTTAATAAAAGTAAAGGATAAGAATTTTTAATAGGTGTTGATGACACATTACAAGCTTTAATGTTTTCTGAATTTGGTTGAGATGATAAAATGTTTTGCGAATTGAAAACGTTTTGATATAAGGCTATTTTTTCTTTTGGTTGTTCTATAAATTCAATCAATTGAAATGTAGCGTACTGATTTAAAGCAGCTGCTTTATTTGAAACATCTGAAAGTTTACCAAAAATTGCATATCTTCTATAGCGAATGCCTGTTCCGAATGGCATATTAAAAGAGCTTTTTGATGGAGCAATTAATGACATATCTCGTTCAGCGTTATTTACTAAACCAAAATTAACGGCCATTGATTGCGTGGCATTGCCCCATACGAGACAACATGTATTAGATTGCGGAGTTTTCGGATCAACAGTATGAGCTCCCCATCCCCCGTTACTTGAAATTGCACCCGACTGAAATGGTTTATTATTTATTTTAAATGTTGAGGTCCCATTAATACCCTCAATCATATTTGGATATTTGCTTGGTCTTACTGCCCACCAAGGAGTTTCAGCAAAAGTATAAATTCTGTCTCCAAAATTATAACAATAAAAAGTGATTTCTAAAACACCATTGCCTAAATCTCTATACCGAGAATAAAACAGCACATCCCCTCGATTTATACTGGGTTTTGGTACTAATCCCCAATTAATGATTGTATAACTTCTATCGACAGAATTAAAATATTCCGCCAAAATTGGATTATAAAAAGGACTTTTGCTTAAAGGGTCCATATGAGGTTTTATATACATGCCGGAACCGTGTACATAACCATTAGTCCAATTATCATTATACGGACCTACTTTTAGTTCTGGAGAAGAATCAACAACATCATATCCTTGAACAGTTGTAGTCATGCAGTCGTCATTCCATGCAGAAAAAACTCGCTGAGGGCAAATGATTTGACCTACTCCTTCAATATTAACATAATATAATTGTCCTCCTTTACCAATGCGTATTGTCCAGTTTACATCGGAAGGTCCTCCTTCAGCATTGTGAGTTAATTGCGTGTGAAATACATCAGCCTCAGAATAAGGATCTTGTGTAGGGAAATCCGACCAATTAATAGTTCCGTTTGTAGCATGCCAGAGAGACGAGTCAAAGCTTACAGAGTCTTGCTTGGTGAAAGTTCCGGTATTATTCGATTTAACTTTCATATATTTTCAAATACATTAAAAAGCGAACCTTCTGCATTGGTTTGTTCTTCTGCTTCAAACTCTATAGGAGTATCACTTTCATATGTGTATTCGTTTTTTGGAATATTGTTAAGTTTTTTAATTAAAATTTTTCCAGAAACTCCTGAGGATCCTCCTACAGGTTTAATTCGTCTTAAATGTGAATTTGTTTGCACATTTAATATTTATTACTAACTTTAGTAAAATTAAGAAACAGTAATTGTAAACGACTTACTTCCTGTTCCACCCAAATTAGTTGCTGTTATTGTTACATTATATACTCCTGCTGCTGTAAACTGACCGGTTATTAACCCCGTACTTGTGTTTACAATTAATGCAGAAGGTAATCCCGATGCTCCATAACTCGTTGGTGTATTTGAGGCTGTTATTTGATAACTGAAATTTCCCCCAACTGTTCCTGTACGGTTAGAACCAGAGCTTGTAATTGATGGCGGATTAATTTGGCCTTCAATGACTCCTACTTTTGTACTTGTAGTAGCAAGATTAGTGTTTGTAGTAGCAAGATTAGTGTTCGTAGTAGCAAGATTAGTGTTCGTAGTAGCAAGATTAGTGTTCGTAGTAGCAAGATTAGTGTTCGTAGTAGCTAAGCCTGTTTCTAAATTAGTTGCTCGACCTTCTAACGCAGATGTTCTTGCCTCCAAATTAGTAGCTCTTGTTTCCAATGCTGTAAGTCTGTTTTTGATAGCTGTTAATTCGTCATTTATAAATTTCGTATTATAATAGTAATCAGTAGTTCGAGGATGTTCTTGTCTTGGTGGAGAAGTAGTTACTGTTAAGGTATTTGATCCAACTAAAATGTAAGAAAGTTTTGGGATGTTGGGAACTTCAATTGTTGTGGGAGACGGAGATGATCCTTCAGGAGGATCTGGTGGAATATTTTTACCTGGATATTTTGTTATCATAACATCTTGTTTATTTAAACATTACTAAGAGAAATTAAACGATTATACCTAATTGTTTCAATAATTTATTTCTTTTTTTTATCAGTTTTTCTACTTCATCTAAGATAGTCAGTCTTTCATTTGTTTGAATAACTTTCTCTTCAGACATTTTATCTTCAATTTCTTTGGAAAGTTTTTTAATTTGAATTAAATATTTTAATGCTGAAGCTTCTGTAGGAGTTCCTGAGTACGAATCTAATATTATATCTGTAGTCTTGTCGAGAAGTGACTCAAGATCTTTACTAAGATCTTTAAAATTATTTAGTACTGTCTGTTCTTTGAGCATCACATAAATTAATAAATCACAGTAAAAAAATAAACACACACTAAGCAATATACTTTAAAAAACGTTTATGCTTTATGAACATTTCCATCAAACGTTTGTTTAAAATTTTCATAGTATTCGTGTGCGATAATAATATCAGAAATGCCCAAAAAATTAATTAGCTGTCTTATTGCATACGTTTGAGTAGACCATTCATCATTTTCTGTCATTAGAGTTGAATGTAAATTTCCATCAATAAATGCTTTATGGGTTAAATTTATATTCAATGAAAAATTAATATCATTTGAGTATGTTTTTTCATTGATTAAAAAAATAGGAAAAAAAACATCAGTATCAAAACGTTGAGGAAGTTGTATTGGCAAAGAATTTGATGCTATCACTAAAATAGGTTGTTTTCCACAAAAGCAGTGTTGTTGAAGTTTTAATAAAATATTTTGACACTCTATTTGTAGTTCTTTATGTTTTGCTGAAAACATAAAGAAATTTTCGTACTCCAGAACCACGAATTTAAAATTAACGAATCTGAGAAATAAACAACTCATTATCGTGTTAAATAATCGATTTGAGTTAATGTCTTCTTTGGTATTTTTTATAGAAATTAACAAGTCAATTAATAATGAGGCTACTCTAAAACTTTCAATAAATAACAGCGATGAATGTGTCCTGATTGCTGACTTTTCATGTATTGTGTAGTAGTTCAATGCAGTACTTTCATATGCTATTTTGTCGGTCAATATGATATTGATATAAAACCACCAATCTCCAACAAGCTTGAAGTTCTTGTTGATTATATTTTTTAATAAGCACAGCGCTTTTTGTTTTTTAAATACTGTTGCACTACCATTAGGTATAATATTTAAAATAGCAAAACTTCTCCAAATTTCTTCTATTCCTGGCACGCAATAGTTCGTCAACCAAAAAGTAGGACTCACACAATCAGTATCACGTATGAATGGATAGCGTTCCCGTATTTCATTTTTTATTTTAGACGTACTATTAAACTCTCGCAACAAATTTCCGCTTTCATCAACAGGTAAAGTTTGGCAATAAGCCAAAGTAACGGCACCATCTTCAAATTTTTTAACCATTGTTTCTAAAAAACGTTTATCTGAAAAATCATCAGCTTCCGCAATCCAAATGAGATCGTGGGATGCTAGTTCAATTCCCTTTTGCCACTGTTTGTAACCTGAACCACTATTTGTTGAATTGATAACCAACTTGTATGGAATTGTCGACGTCTCGCAAAAATTTTGAATAATAGATATACTATTATCTGTAGAGCAATCATCTAATATAATTATTTCTGAAGGGGGGTAAGTTTGGCTTGCTATAGTTTCAAAGCGTTTTGCTAAAAATTTAGCACAATTATAATTAGGTACAACAACAGAAACTTTCATTTTTTTATAATATAAATTATGTAAACAAAAAAAATAATCCATAAAAATTGTAATTTTTAAATTTATTAAACAAATAGTTAAGTTAAATTTTAATGGTTGAACTTGAAATTGAGTTTATTAAATAAAAATTATGACTAAAGTTACGAATAAAGAATTCCAAAATTTACTTTCCACTCTTGCAAGTGAGCAAACATTTTCTATTGAACTAACTGATAGCAAACTTTACGAATTTAAACAGCTAAACACAAATCAACTAAAAGAATTAGTTAAAACGGTTGTCGACTCTCCATTAACTCAAACGTTATTTAATAACGCAATCTTTACTATTTTAAAAGAATCATGCGTAACTCCTGATGTAAATGTAGAGAATTTAAATGTGGTTGATCGGTTATTGTTTGTACTGCAGACTCGAATTAATTCCTTATCAGATACGATTACTATCAATTCAGAAGATACTGCTTACACGATTGATTTAAATGAAATTGTTAAAAACTTGTATAGTTCAATTAAAAACTCTACTGACTTGTTTAGTGACGCAACAATAAACGATGGTAAATTAACAGCTGTGTGTCAAATTCCAACACTACAAACCGAAAATCGACTAAATAAGGAGGTTTACAAAACAGTAAAAACTGAAGTAGAAAATATCGAAGAATTAAGAACAATTCTTGGAGATGCGTTCATCAACGAAATCACAAAAACCATTAAGAGTGTTTCTGTAGAAGAACAAGAAATGGATTTAAGTTCTATGGACTTCAAATCTAGAATTGGAATAGTAGAAACTCTTCCAGCTAGCTTAATCAAGCAAATTATCAATTTTGTTGAGAAATATAAAGCTATTACAGAAAAAACTCTCGAAATAACCGAAAAGCTGTCGCTGCCTGTAGACGGCTCGCTATTTTCGCTTCGTTGACTTAAGTAGTTGGCATCAATGGCCAATAACGAAATTACAGATAAATCTCAAGATTTAATTGAAGCAATTTCATCCAAGGTGGTGAAATCGTTAAATCTTGATTCTGAATCGTTTCCTAAGTATTTTGAGTCCGTTTTTTCAAAAAAAATCGAAAAGGTAGCAGAGCAATTTAGTAAAAAATTTCCGACTCAAAAGAATTTATCTGATACGTTGGAGCATGTTTTTGCAAAACATATTGATTTAGCAATTCATGATCATCTTTCGAAAACTGATGCATCAGCAGACAATGCTGGTTTAGAAGGCACTTCAGAGCGAGTTCAACAACCACAAGCAACGGGAATTTTAGATATAATTAAAACAGAAGCAAAATCTGCATTCGAATTATTTAAAAGAAATATTCCGTTTACTAAAAATAGTAAAGAAACTGTTAATTTAGATGTCAGTAAAACTGAAATTGCTTTCTTTAAAGATGTTTCAACAACACTGAGGAATATTGAACGTGGTATTTTTGTATTATCTAAATCTTCTTCTGTTAATTTACAACCTGTTAAAAGTGAACCTATTAAAGCTGTAGAGCTTGTTAAAAGTGAACCTGTTAAAAGTGAGCCTGTTAAGAGTGAACCCGTTAAGACGGTAGAGCCTGTTAAGAGTGAACCCGTTAAGACGGTAGAGCCTGTTAAGAGTGAACCTGTTAAGACGGTAGAGCCTATTAAGAGTGAACCCGTTAAAGCTGTAGAGCCTATTAAGAGTGAACCCGTTAAGACGGTAGAGCCTATTAAGAGTGAACCTGTTAAGACGGTAGAGCCTATTAAGAGTGAACCTGTTAAGACGGTAGAGCCTATTAAGAGTGAACCTGTTAAGACGGTAGAGCCTATTAAGAGTGAACCCGTTAAAGCTGTAGAGCCTATTAAGAGTGAACCCGTTAAAGCTGTAGAGCCTATTAAGAGTGAACCCGTTAAAGCTGTAGAGCCTATTAAGAGTGAACCTGTTAAGACGGTAGAGCCTGTTAAGAGTGAACCTGTTAAGACGGTAGAGCCTATTAAGAGTGAACCTGTTAAGACGGTAGAGCCTGTTAAGAGTGAACCTGTTAAAGCTGTAGAGCCTTCAGAAAATAATAAACAACTATTATCTTCATTAAATGACATACATTCTACATTAAAAAATATTGAACGTGGAATTTTCGTATTTGTAAAATCTACTTCAGACACAAAAGGCAACGACTCAAAACCTTCAAATTATAAATCGGTAGTCTCAGCATTCGATTCAGCTTTAGAATCTCTTAAAAAATTCGGAAAAACTTCAAGTGATAAAATAAAAGATTCTCCTATAAAATTAGAAACGTTATTGTTTCCAATTAAACCTCTATTAAGCTTGTTAATCGAAAACGCAAAACGATCTGTTACTTCGTCAGCAACCCCTCCAGCAAGTGAAGGAAAAACTAAACCTGAATCTAATTTTGATACAATTACTTCAAAAGTTAAACCTTTAGTAACTAATTTATTTGAACAAATAACTAAAACCACAAATAAAGTAATTTCATCTACTGAAGTTAAAAAAGCTATTGAATTAGGTAAAAACACAATTCAAAAAACAGGAACGTTTATAGGAACAACTAAAGACGATGTAATCGATAAAACAAAACTTATAAAGTCGATTAGTGAAAAGACGATAACACAAGCAAAAGAAATTAGTACCGAGACAGTAACTAAATTGAAAAGTTCTACTCAAAACTTTCTTACTTCTATTGCTAAAACTGTTAATAACATAACAGAGTCTTCAGAGGTTAAAAAGGCTCTTGAAAATAGTAAATTAATAACTAAAAAAGTTACAGAGACAACTGTTACTATTAAAGAGAACATAATAGAGCAAACAAAGAATTTAAAACCAAAACTTGAAGAAGCAGCATTAGAGGCTAGAGATTCAGCGGTAAAAACATTTGGAAAATTAAAAGAAAATACTTCCACGTTTTTAGAAACAATAACTAAAACTGTTGGTGAAGTAGCCACATCTCCTGAAGTTAAAAAGGCATTAAAAACAAGTAAAACGATTTTAGAAAAAGCTGGAGAAACTTCGAGAGAAATAAAAGAAGGGGTTACTTCTAAAGTAGAGGCTGCAAAACCCGTTGTAAAAGAAGCGGTTTCTAAAACAAAGGATTATATATCAGAATCAGCAATAAAAGCTAAAGAAACTGCAACTGAATCGTTTACAAAATTAAAAAATACAACATATTCGTTTTTCGATGTAATTACAAAACCTTTAAAAACTCTCGCAGAAAATAGTCAGGTTAAAGAAATTAAGAATTTGGGAGAGAAGGCTTTTAAAAATACTAAAGAGATATTTACTTCTTTAATAAACGAAGAAACCAATACAGCTGTAAAGCAAGCCACTGATAAGAAAAAAAGCAAAAAAACTGAGACGTTCAATCAACAAACCTCAGAAGACGAAACGGTAGACGAAAATTCCAAAATTATTCTTTCTAAAAAATCAAAAAGAAAAAATAATAAGAAAAATTTGTCTGAAAATAACGAGCAAGAAGTTGAAAATAACAGAAGAGAAAATCAAGAAGCTAAAAACGAAAGAAAATCTGAAAACTCTGCTGTTATAGAAGAAATAGCAAAAGTATTGCCTTCACAAACTTCTAAGTCACCTGATATGCAGTCGACTGAAGTAGAATCGACAACACCAAGTGAAACTAATGCAAGCTTGCTGGAAGCTGAAGAAACAGCTCCTCAAGAAGTTTTGTTTGCAGGATTTACGGATAGAGGTTTACGAAACCTTAAGGATAAGCTTCCTGATATTGTTGCTATTGCATATAATAAAATGCTGGAATTGACTTCAGAAGGAGAAAAAGCAAAAACCAACCAACAAGGACAAAAAGACGACAAAGAACCTCCAAGCTTGTTAGATATGTTGCCTAAAGGTTTGTTGAGCGGACTTGGTATTATCATTGCTGGTGGAGCTTTAGTTTTAGGAGGACTTGCTGCATTAGTAAAAGGCTTGAATACAGATGGTCCATTTAAAGGTATTTTGAAAATTCTCTCTCAAGGAGGATTGATTGCTGGCATAAAGTTGTTACAAGTAGGAGCAACAAATTTTATGTCTGCTTTGGGGGCACTTGCTAAATCTCCATCTACTTTATTGAGAATGCTAGGAGGACAAATTAGCAGAATTACTGGAATGTTTACTGCATTTGGTTCGAGATTAATGGGAATGTTTTCTAGTGGAATAAGCATGATTACAAGAATGCTTCCTACAACTGGAATATTTGGAGCAATTGGCAGAGTTTTTACTAATTTTTTTGCTAAATTTGCTTCAAAAGGATTCAATTTTATTCCTTTTATTGGTCCAATTATTAGTTTAGGCTTTGCGTTTAGTCGCTTAGTTAAAGGGGACGTTGTAGGCGGTCTGTTAGATGTTGCATCTGCATTGGTTAGTTTTATTCCCGGAATAGGGCCTGTTCTTGGTTTAGGAATAAGTGTATTAAATGCATTTTTAGATTTCAAAGGTGGTGGCTCAAAACCTGGAGCAACTGAAAAGAAAACAGGAATTTTAACTGGATGGTTGAAGGGATTGGGTAATCTTATTTTAAAGGGAGCGATGCTGCTTCCAATTATAGGGCCAGGTATTAGAGCTGTCAAAGCAATGATTGCTAATGATTATGGCGAAGGATTAAAACAATTAGCGTATATTATTCCAGGTGTTGAGCTTATAGGAGCGTTGTTTGGAGACAAAAATGTAAGTGGTGTAACTGCTGGTGCAGCTGGAATTATTAAAGGAACAGCTGGCTTCCTAGGAAGTGCTATTAAATGGATAGGAAAAATGATTTACGGAGGAATTAAAATGCTTCCGATTATCGGTCCAGCTCTTAAAGCAATTGAATCGTTTGCTACCGGAGATTTCTTAAGAGGCATTAAACAGATTGCTTATATTGTTCCAGGATTCGAATTAATAGGAGGGTTTTTTGGAGATAAAGATGTTGGAGCTGTAGGGACAATTGGCAGAGCTGCTGGTGGTTTAACTAAATGGCTTGCTGGGTTTACTGCGTGGCTGTTTAAAAAGATTTATAGTGGTATAAAACATTTACCTGTTGTTGGTCCAGTATTTAAAGCAATAGAAAATTTTGTGAGTGGAGATTTCCTAAAAGGGTTAAAACAACTAGCCTATATCTTTCCTCCTTTTGAAATGATAGGAGCTTTATTCGGAGATCAAGAAACTGGAGGAGTAGCAAGAGTTGCAGCGGTTCCTGTTAAATGGATGGGATCTTTAATAGCATGGGTATCTAAAACGATATTATCCGGTCTTAAATTAATTCCTATTATAGGACCAGCCATAAGTGCTATTGGAGAGTTCGTTAGTGGTAATTTCTTAAAAGGCTTAAAACAATTAGCCTATATCTATCCTCCTTTTGAACTACTTGGAGGCTTGTTAGGAGATAAAGAAGCAGGTTCCGTTGCTGGAAAAGTGGGAGGAGGAATAGGAACTGTAGCTGGATGGATAGGATCTTTAGCTAAATGGGCACTAAAGAAAATAGTAGCAGGACTCAAAACAATTCCTATTATAGGACCAGCTATAAGTGCCATTGGAGAATTTGTTAGTGGTAATTTCTTAAAAGGCTTAAAACAATTAGCCTATATCTATCCTCCTTTTGAACTACTTGGAGGCTTGTTAGGAGATAAAGAAGCAGGATCAGCAGTTGGCAAAGTAGGAAATGTTGTAGGAGATTGGATAAAATCTCTAGGAGAATGGATAAGCGAAAAGATATTAAATTTACCATTAATTGGTCCTCTAATAAAAGGAATTAAGTTGTTCTTTACGGATCCATTAAAAGCTCTAAAAACGATGGCTTTAGGAATTCCTATTTTAGGAAGCATATTAAGCTTTTTAGGAGTAAAAGAAGAAAGTGAAGCTGCTCCTGCCGTTCCACCAGCTCCAAAAAGTCCTTTTGCAGCAGTTAAAGACATGATTTTAGAAAAAGCAAGAGCTTGGTGGAAAGGCACGTGGGGTTGGGTAAGATGGCTAGCTAAAAAAGTCTTACCGGAAAATATTGTCAAAGCTTTAGAAGAAGGTAATTTAGCAGAAGAAGATATTGAAGGAGAAACTTCAACTCAACAAGCAAATGTTGATGCTAGCAATGCTTCTCCTCAACCAGCTGAATCAACACCTAAAGAAGCTGAAGTAACAACACAAGAAAAAGAGCAAACTGCTTCAATTAAAAGTACAGAAACGACTGAAAAACCTGAGAGCTCTACTAAAGAAACTCAACTTACAGCACAAGCTTCAGAGCAACCAAAATCTTTTGTCGAAAGTAAAATTGATGAGATAAAACAGCAGGTTAGTCAAAACAAAGATTTTAAAGTTAATAGTAAAATAACAGGAGAAGATTACTTAAAAGCGGCAAGTTCATTCTCAGACAAACAAAAACAAGTTATTGAAAAAATTAACGATTCCATAGGACCTAAAACTGCTCAAAATGCAATGTTAGCTGCAGTAGCTCTTACGTTAAAAAAACAACCATCCAAAGAGGTAACAGACCAACTAGCTTCAAATAATTCTAAAGTAACGCCAAATTCTTCTTTGGTTCCACAAACTAAACAAGAAACACAAACAGATACAGAAAAGACCGCTCCTTCAACATCTCAACAACCTGAACAAAAAACAAAGCCTGCAGTTGTTAGTAAAATAGAAAAGACTCAACAGCCAAAGTCGTTTATTGAAACAAAAATTGAGGCGATTAAACAACAGTCAAACCAAGATAAAAATTTTAAAGTTAATAATAGAATAGCAGCAGACGATTATATAGTAGCAGTAAATTCGTTATCGGATAAAAATAAAAAAATTATAGAAAAGATTAATAGCTCAATTGGTCCTAAAGCTGCTGAATTGGCAATGTTAGCAGCTGTAACTTTACTGTTAAAAACTAAACCCGCAAAAGAATTAGCTGAGCAAAAAAGTATTTTTAATAATTCTAAAGAATCCACAACAGTTCAACAAACTGAAAATAATTTCAATACTGAGAATTCAACTCAAACTTCAGAGAATAAAAACGTTGAGAACGTTTCAGCTGTTACTTCTGAGCAGAACAATACTATGTCAGCAACACCTGAAGGAGTTGTTGAATCAAAAGAAGAGATGCCTTCTGTAACATCCGATTCTTCAATTCATTCACCGATGGTTAATGCTGACGGAAAATCTGATACTTTATTAGCAAAAATTGCTACAAATTCCGATACAGCAAATCAAAATCTAGCGATGCTTGTACATGGGTTTAATAATCTCGCTAAAGCTTTAGGTCAATTAGGAGTTTCGATTGCTGAAAATCCAGGTGGAAATACGTTTGTTAATGCAAGAACTGGTACCAGCAGCAATGAAAAAGCTCCAGCAAGAACAACTGAAATGGCAAAAAACGGAAATCAAGAAATTGCGAAATTCAGAATGAGTATAGAGCAGATGAGACAGAGACCTGCTTAAATTTGATCAATAAGTAATACTATGCCAACCGATGATAGTTCTCAAGTTTTAGATGTGCCTGCTGGAGATCAACAAGGAGCAACTACAACCACCACATCAACAGCTACTCCTCAGCCACGTCCAACAGAATATAATGGGGAGCAGATGGAACAACCTTTATCGGACAATCAAATGGGCAGTGCTGCAATGACATTTGATCGTAAAAATCAATCATCACAAACAACCGATATCGCACACGATTATCCTTGGACCGCATCTAAAACCAAGAGAGAAGACATCCCATATATTATTTTAGCAGAACATAGAAGTACCGAAGCAAGCTTAATGAGACAAATTCAGTTCTACGGTAAAGGGGCGGTAAATACAGCTGCTGGAGTTGCTGGAGGCTCTCCAAAAGGTATATTGGAAGTATATGATGAAATTTTTCCTGATAATCCTACAAATAATAAATATATTTTTCCATATTTTAGTAAAAGTTCCTTCGACTTAGGTACAACGAAATGGGAACAAATGGATGAAATCAGTCAATCGATTAAAAGCATGGGCGAAGGAGCTGCTGAAATGTTAGATCAATACGCAATTACAAAAGGAATGGGAGATATGGTTAGAAAAGGAATGGCATTCGGAGAAGCTGCTGGAGCTGCTGCAATGACTGCTTTAAAAGGAATGTATCCGGTTGTTGGTATATTTGACCGCCCTAGAGTCTTTTCTGCTCATACTGACAGAGAAATTACAGTGGAATTTCCTTTGTACAACACACTCAATACATGGGATTGGGTTAAGAATCGAAATTTTATATATAAGTTCATGAGTCAAAATTTATATATAAAAAGAGACTTCATTACAGGTGTTCCTCCATGTTTCTATAGAGTTCATGTACCTGGTCAATATTTTTGCTTTGCTTCTTGTGTTACAAACATAAAAGTTGAAAATCTCGGAAATCAAAGAATGATGCAGGATTCTTTTATAATACCAGATGCTTGGCAAGTATCTATTACGCTTTCGGAAATGGTAATGCCTAGCTTAAATCAATTCCAAGCTTTAATTACCGGAGATGCAAAAGGAAGAGTTAACGTAACAGCAGGAGGAAGATAATGAAACATAATGATGTAACTATATTACCTCGTTTACACCCAGAATGTTTAGAGAATTTGTTTAATGTATACAAAGACGACTCTGGAAGCTATTATTATAATTTAATAAAAGCTTTATCTCTTCCCTCAAAACTTCCTAAAACTTTATACACTACATATACTATAGCACCAGGAGATACATGGCCAACAATATCATTTAAGCATTATGATACTCCTAATTTATGGTGGCTAATTCTTTATGCAAATAATATTTTGGATCCCACAAAGAAATTAATTCCAGGAACAACCATCAACGTTTTGATTGAAGATGTTGCTAAAGAAATAATTACGCAAATAAGAAAAGGGTAATATATGGCTAATGAAACAGTTAACTTAGGCTCATCTCTATTAGATATTGGCAAGCAAGTAATTGATGGAGTAGTTGGTGGGGTTAAGGGTGGAATAAACTCTTTGTTAACAGGCGCTAATAGAGTTAATGGGTTTTCTGCAGGAAAATTTTTTAGTCAAAAATATAACGAGCTTACACACAAGGTCGAGTTTTGGTTAGATAACAGCGGCGATTTAAAAGATGTTGCTCAAAATGTATTTCCAATAAATCCTGCAGCAATATTACAATTAAATATTAACAATAATTTATTAGATTGGGTAGTTGATGGAAGCATGATTTTCATGTTTATGCCAGAAGATGCTCCAGATTCGCAGCAAATGAATCTATCTCAAAAGATTAAAACTTTTATTCAAGGAGCCATGGAAAACGCTGAGACTCTCAAAACCTTTCAATTTAGAGGAGATGGATATGATTTATTAAGGGTTTCTATAGTACCAATTACAAAGGGAGGAGAACATCAATCTGGAGATTCGCTTAACATAACAGAAGGAGATCCCAAATGGTGTATTAGTCACTTGTTTTCAATTTATGAAATTGAGGATGTAAATGACGTTCCAGGAATGAAAGGACCTATGGCTGCCTATATGAAATGCTTGAAAATTTATTTTAGAGATGTTAGGCAGCATATACTTCGTACTACAAATTTAGAATATTCCACTGCTTATAGTCCCGAAACTGATAATGATACAAAATTAGCAAAAGAAGGTGCTTTATACACAGGCAAAGCAATTGTTGAAGTATGGAATCAATCTGTTGGAGAACCAGCTGCTGGAGGATTGGAGAGTCTAAAAATTATTCCTAATCCAGAAGATTGGGATGATGGATCTACAAAGATTTTTTATACTTCTCCTGCAGCAGCCTCTGCTGCTGATGATATTGAATATTTAATGGCTCATCATGCTAGCAAAGAACCTTTAAAAGGAGCTGAGATTGATACTATATTTGATATGTGTTTGTTAACAACAAAACATCCACAATCTCCAGAACTGTTAGAAGATCTAACTCTAGTTCCTATTACTAAATTATTTAAAAAATCTACAGAAGGAGATCAAGCTGGAGAACTTCAGCTTGAACATTTTTTCGTAACTGCTCAATCTAAAGAAGGAAAAGGAGTAGATACTAGCTATAAATCTCCATTTAGTGATGCGGATGATCGAGATCTTAAAACTTTTAAATACGGACAAATAATTTCTTATAGTTTTATTGACATGTGTCCAGATTTTAATAGTAGAGGATTTACATCTGCACCACTTTATTCAGTCGATGTTGGTAAAAGAACTTTTAAAGTTCGCTTTGAAAAGAATGATATAGCTACAGTACGCAAACTTATTACAGAAAATTATATAGATCCTTTATATAAAGGAGAAGCAACAAACGAGAAGTTATTTATACCAACAATACATCAAACTAAAAAACAATATAATATGTTTCCAAACTTCACTCTTAATGGAGATGAAGTCAACTGGGGAGATTTGCTTCGACAGAAAAATAGTCTTCACAATTTGTTACATACTGGTATTTTTCAAAACACGTGTATTTGTTTTAAAACGTTTGGTTTAACATTAAGAAGTCCTGGCAGTTTTATAGCTATTGATAAGACAGCTGGTAGTACTGATAACGATTATAATAATAAATTATACGGACAATGGTTTGTAGTAAGAGTAGATCACGTGTTTGAGGCTGGATCGCATATGAATGCTATATATGCGATTAAAATTCATAGATTTAAAGCTCCTGAAACGCCATTTAAAGCTATTTTAGAATAACTAAAATCTTAAGTAAATACATGAACAACAAAATTGTTATCGAGCCTTGTGAAGGAGGATTTAAGGGGTTTTTGTATAATGGAGAAACTTTAGTATATGAAACTCCAATATATAGTGATCCTTCTTTAGCATCTAAGGATTTAATGAGAAATATGCAGGATAACAATCAATCTTCTATTAAAACAGAAACACGGTCTCAAATTTCTAGCTCAGTCACTTCAAATGTGATTATTCCGCCTTTAAGAGCTGTAGAAAATGCTCCTCAACCACCCAGACCTAAAAAATGTTGCGGGAGAAGTTAAGAGACTATCAGCTTATATACGTCAAGCAATACAGAAAAACAATTTATTTCTTTGTCTATCACAATACAATCTGACTCTAGTCCCTTTGCTATACGGGATAAGATTTCAATTTTTAATTGTTGTTCTATTTGTCTGTTAAAGACGCATTCAAACAAGTGCTTTAGCAATAATTTATAATCAGAAAAAAATTGCTTTTCGTTTTCGATAACATATTTTCGTATTTCGAATATGTTTTGTTTGTTGAAAATTTTATCTAATAAATGATTTGAAAAAACTTGTGAATCTCCTTCACCTTTAATGCATAATTTGCCTGAAATTGTAAATTTTTGTATGTCGTTTATAATACGACGTATGTCAGGTAAGTTTTTGCGTATATGCTCTAATAATAAGGGTTTTTGATTTTCTTCTAATAGAATATCTTCATTTTGTAAAATTTGCTTGATTCTATAAACTACTCCTTCAATTGGAGGAATTAAATTAAAAATTTGTGTTCTACTTTGCAATGCTGGTATTATTTTAAATAAATAATTACAAGTAATTATAAAGCGAGTATTTGAAGCGTATTCCTCAATAATATTCCTCAGAGCTTTTTGTGCATCCAAAGAGATTTGATCGCCTTCATCTAAAAGAACTACTTTTGTTTTTCCATCAACAGATTTTGTTTTTGCAAAACCTGAAATTTTACCTCGAATAGTATCTATGCCATTCTCATCAGATGCATTCAAATACAAATATTGACAATCTAAAATTTCAGTGACAATAATTTTAGCCAAAGACGTTTTTCCACTACCTTGTACTCCCGCAAAGAGTAAATGAGGAATGTCTTGTTTACTTTTTAAAGATTCAAAAAATAAACGATCGTCTTTTGATAGTACTATATCATTTAAAGTTTTTGGTCTATACTTTTCAACTAATAAGTTAGAAAATGTGCAGTTGCTCATTATTTGTATTTTTTATCATGTTCTTTATGATTTCCGTATGAACCGTCATATGGTCGAAGCATTTCCGCATCAAAACTTAAATACTGAGCTACTCTAGTGCCTTTTTTAATACGAGCTGGACCAGTTCCAACATGCATGCATCCAGCCATTACTCCACCAACCTTTTCGTTTGTTTTAACATTAACGCCGTAAAAGCTGTCGTACAAGCCCGAAGTAATAAAAATGTTTGATCTATTCAAAGTACTCCTTGTAATAACCCATCCTGCTTCATGGTCACCAACGGAAATAACGTTGGACATAACTACTTCGTAGTCACCAATTTCCAAATTGAAATATCCATCTTGGTCTGGAATAATTTCCGCAGTTTCTCTTAATTTTTTGTGAGAATCAGAAAGCTCAAAAACTGTTGGGAGAATTTTAAATACTTTTTCTAAACGGAGATCTACAGCGTTTGGTTGACTGTCTTCTTTTTGAACATTTGTAAGAGTACTACGAGAATTAGGTCCTAAAATATGTTTCATCTCAAAACTCCTTTCCTGTATCTTCTGTAATAAGTTGTCTGCCGATATAGTTATTTTCTCCTTGAGTAAAATGTTCTCTTACTGGAGCTTGATTTGCTTTAATTGCATTACTTTGAAGCCAGCAAATCAAATCTGCTTGCTTTTCACTCGGAACTATAAACGTTCCTTGAACTGTATTAATTACGATTGACATGTAGATATGTTATGCCATTTGCAAAAATAATCAATGGACATAATTATAATGGTGGACGATCAAAACATAACCTCTTTGCTTGATGAATTATCTTCATTTGATTTTGCTTCTACAGCAACTCAAATTACAAAAACGCAAGCTTCTGATTCTAATATAACAGACGAAACTGCTGGGCAATATTTTTTAGATAAATCAAAAGCCATAATTGACGCAGGAGTTGGAGCAATTCAAACAATGACACCTTATGTGGTTCAAGGTCAAGACTCTAGAGAAATTGATGCTCTTTCAAAATTAATGGCTGCAACAGCACAAGCGTTAGATACTTTAAATAAAGGATCTCTAATTGATAAAAAAGCTAAAAGAGATGAAGAATTAGAACACATTAAATTGCAAGGAAAAAAAGAACTTATGCAGTTAAAACAACAAGAACAAACGACAAAAACACAAAATAATTTAAATATAGTAGTGTCTTCTCCTGAAGAAATAATGAAGAAACTTTTCCCCGCTTCAGGCAACATTTTGAATATTGAGAATAAATAGATAACATGCCGGCTTGTCAATATACTATTCTAATTCCAAGCAATCAATGTATTGGAGATTCTTTACGTACAATTAATAACAATTTTACCGTTCTTAATGACGAATTATGTAAAGTTCCAAAAATTGCTGGCAATGAAAAAAATACATCAATTACACATGAAATGGATTTGCTTGGATGCAATAAAATAATTGTAGATACAGCTCCAACACAACAGTTTTTTAAAAAGTTTGATTCTATTACTAATAATGTAACTTTAACATCATATACATCAAATGACGGATTCAAAAGCGATGTATATAATTTTCCGTATATAAGTAGTTCAAAGGACAGCAAGCCTATAGGAGTATTTGATACAATTACTGAAAATGGTGTTCCTCAGTTAACCTTGTTTTGGATGTCTTCTGCTAATAATACTGAAACTCTTTTTGCTCTTAACAGTTCAGTATCTTTTATTCAACCAAGTCAAACAACTCCAGATGGACCAGTGCATTGTTTCTGCGAGTATGACGGAAAATTGCTTATTGGTGGAGCGTTTAATAAAATAGGAACAACAACTCAACAAAAATTGGCAACAATTGATCTCGGAGGAGGGTTATTAGACAATCAATTAGGACAAACAGGATCTTTAGGAAATCCGTTAATAACAAGTTCTTCTAATAGTTCAACTCTATTTGGAGAAAGTGGATATGTTAATTTTATAGAAAAAACATCCGTCTTTGTCACTGAAGAAGATCAACGTCGAATGTTTATAATTGGTGGAGATTTTCGTTCTGAAATAGGTGGTGGAAGATCTTTGCTCATTTGGGACGATACAGCTAAAATCTTGTATCCATTTTATGTAAATGGAAGAACTTTTAACTGCAGTATTGCGGGAAATGATGTTTATATCGTTGGGCAATTTGATTTTGCTAATTTTGGATTTGAGCCAGAAAGCATTAAATCAGGTAAACGAAATTATACAAAATCGATTTTAAAAATATCTCTATTAAATCTTCTTACAGGACAACAGCATTCAGCAATTAACAAAGAGTTTTGCGAAAATATAAAGAACCAGCTAACTAAAGTATGTGAGATAAATTGTGCCCAAGTAGTAGATTCACAATTGTTTATAGGCGGAGATTTTTCTGCAGAAATTAGCGGTATACCAATTCAACAAAATTTTCTGGCTCTTACTTCAACTGGCGAAATTGTAAACTCAGTAAAACTAATTGTAAACAAACCAGTTCGAGCAATGGTTTACGATAAAGATTTAGCTATGTTATATATTGGAGGAGACTTTACAAATATAGTTCAACATAGTGATTTTTTTGATGAATTAAAACAACCATCGATTAAATCAACAAATGAATATAATAGAGCAGCAGCTTTTGATGTTCAAATTGAACAAGCTCCTATTTTATTGACTCATTGGCGACCTAATTTTAATGGAACTGTACGCAAGTTCATTATACACAACGAATCCATTAGTAGTAACATTTATGCTATTGGAGATTTCACCCAATTAAACTTCAAAAGAGCTTTTCATGCTGCTGCAGTGTTTAAAGCATCCGATCCTTCGGTAGCCAATCGAATTGGTGAAAAAGTAGAATGGGAAGTCGAAACACCATGTGCTCCAACTAGATATACTAACGGTCTTTTTAAATCTTCTAGAGGAATTTACATTGGAGGTGCATTTACTAAAATTAATGGAAGCAATAGATTTTATTTTTCAGAAATAACCGGAGTTGGAGAAGGCTCCGGAAAGACATTAGCTGAAGTAGTTTGGGACGCAGGAGGAAAAGTTTTATCAACAAATGAATCATTAACCATTTCATCTGCAGATTCATACACAGTAAGAACAAAAACGACTTGCAAAAAATATAATACTGTTAACACTACAGTGTTTCCTCCTTTAATAGAAACATTTAAAAACCAAAAAGCTGGAAGCTTGTGTCGTTTTTTTATAAGACGTCCGTGTTTTAGTACAAAACTTGGTAATTTAGATATTACAGATGATAGCTATACTAAAGACGTGCAAATTATAGGCTGGTCAGTAACATACATTTAAAAGATTCAAGCATATTAAATAATAAATAAGATTATGTCTCTACAACAAATAGGTATACCGATTTCAGAGGAACAATGCATTGGAGATTCTCTTAGTATTATTAATAATTCTTTTTTGAATTTAGATACAAGATCGACTCAAATCTCAAACGCAATCGTTTTAAGTGCTGATAAGATTTCTGCAGATATTAATAACTTACAACAAGCTGATAATATTTTAACTACAAATTTAAATCTAACTTCTTCATTTTTATCTTCAAGTTTATCACTTACGTCATCAAATTTATTATTGTCAGCTTTAAATTTAAAGACTTCCGTAACCGAACTTTCTGGACGTGTTATAATAGTTAACCAGCCGTTTTTTGTAGTAGACGAGAGTCACACGAATTCTACTGTAGTTCTTACTGCTGCTACACAGACATCTATAACTGTTAAACCTAATACTAATTTTACTGCAAATCACAAAACAACAATTCTGCAATTAGGAATCGGACAAGGACAATTTAGTAATGATTTTGTTGTTAACCCTTCTTATCTTTTATATACTCTCGAAAAATATACTACTTGCACTCTATATAAACCCAGTTCTCAAACTCCTTGGATTATAACAGGACAATTATCAGCTGCTCCAAAGCCGACTCCAGAACCTCCTGAAATTTTTCAATTTTCTTTGCAAGGACCATTAGCTGAAAATTTCGATCAAGCAACGGAAATTACTGGAGTTAATGGTGATGTTTTATATTTTAATGCCAGACCTCTTGCTGAATCTACAAATGAAACCATGTCCATAAAAGTAAATGGAACAAAACGGATGACTATAGCATTCACCTCTGATAGATTGGGTACTCATTTTGGTTATAGAGCAAACGGTTCAAACGTAATAGTCTCTGATTTATTTTCAAAAGGAGAAAAATCATTAGGCATTGCTGATTCTAATATAGTCCTAATCAATTCTACTGTTGCGGAAACAACAACTCCTCCTATTGGATTTGCATATTCGCTAACTGGAGATCGAGAAGATTCTAGTAATAACGTGGCTCTATTTACAGCTGGACAGGCTGATGTTTTATACTACAATAAAGAAACCGTAAATCAAACAAGCAAAAGAAACGTAGTAGTTAATATTTTTGTTAATAATGCTTGGAGATCTACTGTTGTAGTAAATTCTAATAGAATAGGTACTTCATTTGGCTATAAAATTGCAAGTCAAACTGAAGTGTTGTATGGTACATTTACTATTGATAGTCCTTATTCCGGATCTTATTCTAAGATTTACTTAACGTTATCTGGCTGGACTCCTCCAACGATTTCTACTATTACAGAATATTCAAATACAATAAAAGGTCCTCAGACTTATAATAATACAAACGTAATTGCTATTAGTGCTTATGGATTTCCGGACAGCTTATTAGTAGAAAATAGAACAAGCACAACTTCCACAATATTATCTACCATGACCGTAAATGTAAATGGAAATGATAGATTGTCGATAGAATTTACAGAAGATCGTAAAGATTTGATATTTCAGTATAAAATGGCTGGATATAACGAATTATTAACTGGTAAATTTGCAGCTGGTAAAGTTTATTTGGGCTCGGGATCCTTACCTTTAGTCACAACTTCTTTATATAATCCATATAATAACAAACTTTCTCCGGGAAATGATTCGGTAAATCAAATTAATTTTACTTCAAGTGTAGGAAATAGTTTTTGTTTTTATAATAATATTTCTCCAGTTCAAGAAACATCCACATCGACTTTATATGCTTCAGGAGACACTGTAAATAATTTAGGAACAATTATGTTTAATAATGGGTTTTTAAATAGCACTTTTGGAATTAGTCTATCTACAGACAATATAAAACAACAAGCTCCTTTTGCTTTCGGAACATTTAACGGTGGAAACATTCAACTGGTGTTTATTTTAACAGGTAATCAAACTGATCCTTTTAATAAAATCAGCATGTTAAATTATACAAATTCTGCTAAATTATTCTATAAAAAAAGACCTAGCACAAATTCTGTTACAGGAACAACCTCTCACATTTACATTAATAATAAATATTTAGCAACTGTAACTTATCTATTAGATTATAATAATGAGACCTTCCAATTCACTCCATATGAAGGAGGCACAATGTATAATGGCACTTTTACCACAGGTAAAATATTTCTGACATAATTTAAAATGAGCCAAGAGAGTTCGTCTTCGCTAATTATAGAAGGAAATAACAAAAACCATGTGCTAACTTGGTATGAAAATTGTTTAGACTGTCCGCTCGATATTACTAAATACAACAAATATATTGCTGAGGTATCTTTCGTTCAAAATTCGGGTCAGCAATTGTTTCGTCATAATACTTCGTACCACCAAAGTTTAAAGCAAACAATAATACAAAAAGGAGCTATTTGTTTGTTTCAAGCAAAAAAGCCATTCGCCCTGCCTAGAGATTTTAACAGCTTATATACGCCAGAAGATATTAAAATACGATGTGAGTCTTCAAGCGGTAAGACTATTATTAAGTATCCTTTTAAAACTTCTACTCAAATTACTTCTTACGATCAAATTATTAAAGTTGAGCAAATTAATGAAAGCAAACATTGCTTAACTGAAACCTCCATTCTCAGTTTTAATTCTTATTATTTAGTTACTTTTACAGAAACTTTTGATATTATCAATCCCAAATTTCTTAATGACATAAAATGGCAAAACTCTCAATCAACAAAAAAAGTTAGCCAAAAATACGACTATATCAGCAAAGGTCCTAGTACTTTTTCTGATCAAAACATTGGAATTGTTGGGTTTTTAAATGATGAGTTTTCTTTCAATAAGTGTGAAATTAAAAAAGATTCAACTCCAAAACAAATGAAAATCTATCTAAAAAACCAACTTAGAATGCACATTTCGTTTTATGGTGAGCGTTTGGGAACTAAATTTAGCTATACCACACCATTAGCTTTACAAAAAACTTATGAAAACGTATTTGTAGATGGTGATGTTTATTTTGATTAGTAGTTTAACTCTTGTAAAATACTAGTGTTTTTGAAATTGAACGAATAAATAAAAACGTGGCCTTAAAGATTTCAAATTTAGAGAGAATTGCTGATCAATTTACTAAAAAACAATACGTTTTTAAGGATTTGCATTTAGATTTTAGCACAGATTCAGCTTTTAATAAAATTGAACAAAAAAATCTAAAAGGAAATGATGTTGCTGTAGATTATGATCTCTCAGCTATTTACAATTCTTTACGTAATATTTTTTATACTAAACCCGGACAAAGATTTCTATTTCCTTTATATGGCTTAGATTTAAACCAGTTTTTATTCGAACCCATTACGCAATTAAATGCTATTTCTATAGGTGAGCGTATTGTTAGGGCCATTAGTCAATTTGAAAAGCGTGTAGAGGTATTAGAGTGTAATGTATCTCCCAATGAAGAAGATAATACGTATGAAATTACAATACACATAAAAGTTCCAATTTATAATACTACAGCTTCCATACAAGCTTTATTAGACAAAAAAACACAAAGAGTTTTTGCTCTTGAAACCAGTAGAACAAGATAATGCAAAACGAAAATTATCCTTCATTTCCGATTTCTCCGAATACTTATGCAGCATTTGATGCCATATCGCTGAGAAATTTGATTATAGAGCGTTTAAATGCTCAAGGTACTTTTACGGATCAAAATTATATAGGCTCTAATTTATCGTCTATTATCGACATTGTCTCTTATGCATTCAATACATTATTGTTTTATTTGAATAGAACGAGCTCAGAAGCTACATTTACAGAAGCGCAATTGTATGAAAATATAAATCGTATAGTAAAATTACTAGACTATAAACCCATAGGGTATCAAACCTCCACCCTTTCGTTTCAAGCATCAGCAGATAATACAAAAAACGCATTTGATGCATCTAATCAGTATTATACTATACCGAGATATTCTCATATTACTATTGGTGGGATCGCGTTTTCTTTTAATGAAGATATTACATTTGCTGTAAATGAATACAATTCGATAGTAGATTTGCCTCAACTTTCCAATAGAAAACTATTGTTCCAAGGATCTTTTAGAGAAGCTCCACTGCATCTGGCTGCAGGAAATCCCAACGAGATTGTAACTATTAACGTGGTTAACGCTTTAATTGATCATTTTAATGTCCATGTTTATGTATATGAAGAAGATCAATCTAAATGGGTTCAATACAAAGAATCACGCTCAATGTATATGGAGCAGCCAAGTTCAAGAGCATTTGAAAAAAGATTAAATTCAAATTTACAATACGAATTAACATTCGGAAATGATGTAAATGGGAGACAACTAAAGAAAAACGATAAGGTTGCGGTTTATTTTCTTCAGAGTGCTGGTGAAAAAGGAGTAGTAGGACCGGGTAGCTTAAATGAAAAAGTAGGAAAAACTTATACTGTTCTTAATACTAATTTATTAGCTCAAATAATGAAAGACGTTAAACAGGATCAAACGTCCGTATATTTAACTACTAGAGATTTTAGTAATATTTTATTTTCTAATGTAGCGGGATCAACTCCACCAAAAGATATTGAGTCTGCAGATGAAATTAGAATGCACGCTCCAGCAGCTTTTAGAAGCCAATATAGATTAGTAACTCAGAAAGATTTCGAAGTTTTCATTAAAACGAATTTTTCAAATTTTATATCAGACGTCAAAGTATTTACTAATTGGGAATATACTTCAGAATATTTGAGATATTTCCAAGAGCTAAATTTAGATCCAGTAACATTTCAACAAATTGCTTTAAATCAAGTTGCCTATTCGGATGCTTGTAACTTTAATAATATTTATATTTGTGCAATGCCAGCAATTGGGATAGAATCGAGCCTAAAATATTTATTACCAGCACAAAAAGAAGCAATATTAGAAGAAGCTAGACCTTTAAAACCGCTGACGACCGAACTTACATATTTAGATCCTATTTACATATCGATTAGATTGGGAATGGAAACTGCTGAAGGAGTAACGACTCTTGAAAATCGCTACCTAACTAAACTTAAAATCACAAAAACGAAAAAAATAGGAAGAAGCGAACAAAGTATCGTCAATGAAGTGGCTTCCGTGTTTCAACAGTTTTTTCTACCACAACAAAGAGGTATTGGAGAATTATTTGATTATAGTAATTTAGTAGCTAAAATCTTATCAGTAGAAGGGGTTGAAGAAATATCAACCGTTGATACTGGAAGCAATTATAGTGTTTCTGGGTTGAGACTTTTAATGTGGAATCCGACATATCCAGATTTAGATAGAAAGGTAGTTAACCATAATATAAGCCTAAAGCCGTTTCAGTTTTTATTTTATGAAGATTTAAATAGAATTGCTGAATTTATTTTTATTGACGGAACGGCTTATTACGACTCAAATTAAACATGGACGACTTAACGTTTTCTTTAACTCCTTCGATAAAAAAAGCAGGACTCTACAAAGGAGATGTTTATGCTACAAATTTTATTTGTACTCAACAAAATTTTTTAGATTATACACAAACAGCTTGGAATTTTGGAGATGGGTTTGTTGTATACAATAGTATATCTGCTCAGCATTCTTATAATTATCCAGGAATATATAATATTACTTTATCAGCTTGGTCTAACGATGGAGCAATTAGTATTGCAACGAAGTCAGTTGATGTCGATTATATTATAAGAGACGCTATAATAGCAAAACAAATACCAAAAGAGAAAAGTGTAATAGGAAATAAGACAAAAGAAACATTTACTATACAAATAACTTCAGCTAAAATTGATAGTGAATTAACCGTTTGTTTACATTCATTAAATTCAAATTCTGTTCCACATGACTCATCTTTAGACAAGTGGAATTTTTTGGCTCAAAGATGGAGATTTGTTGATGCTTCTACAAATACCATTATACAAAATAATACAGTAAATTTAACGACTGTTCCTATTTATAGTAATACTTCAGTGATCGCTGTTTCTAGCGAGTTTTCATTTTATTATATAGATGATGCTCCCACTGAGTTTGACAATGAAGCTGGATGTCCTGTAATTTTGCTAGCAACGTTAAGTGCGCAAACTTTTTTATATCCAATCGAAACGTTAAGATATCCATATTATAGCTATAGTAATACAGAAACGGTTCAAGTAGTAATTCCAAGATTCGTAATGAATTTGGTTCCTACGAAATTAAAGATTACAGAAAATTTTATAAACGATATATATCCAATAAAATGGACAAACGTTCCTATTCCAGTAATGGTAACTTGCTCGTTTAATGCAACTGATTTAAAATCTTTTATTTCAACCACTGACTCGTTAACCTCGAGTGATGTATTCAGTTATCCAAAAACCAATCAGCATGGATCTTTATATCCAATAACAATAGGTCTGTCAGGTGTAAATAGTAGTTTTTATAAAGCAGATGAACCGTCACTATATTTTCAAGCAACTGATTCGAATGAAGGATATATTAGAGGCTATATTTTTACCACAATAACTCCGCTAAGTCCTATTTCAGCAACTTGCATTGTTGCCTCAACTACTGCTGTAAATCTTTTGCCTGATCAAACGAACCCAAAACGCTTTAGATTCCCAGTTGGTTATAATATTCCTTCAGAAGTATTTATTTCTCATCCTTTTGAGCAAAATATTAATAAAATTTCAATAGTGCCTTTTGATTCGGAATGCGAATCTTTTAAATATTTCATTGAAAACCAATCAATTCGACTTGGATTTATAGACACAATAAAAGTTCCCGAAACAACTTCAAATACAACAAATAACTTGCAAATATCAGGTACTACGGGAATATTTGGGCTATCATACAACCCAAATATAGAAGTTTTATATGCAGCGGATTCTGATCAAAATACTATTATATCAATAGATAAAAACGGAATTATATTAAACACTGCTTATATTTCAGCTGCTACTGGCAATTCTTATAATACTCCTTCATCACTTACTTTAGGAGAAGATGGTGATGTGTGGGTTTCATTATATGACAACCATACTGTTTTAAAATACGATTGGAGCTTGTCGTCAATCAAATGCATTTGTACTCCTCCGACCACTGTAGTTTCTCATGAACTTACTGCTGTAGATCAATTTGATAGTCCTTTAATAGCTCCTTCAATTATTGAAACAGATAAAAACGAGGACGTATGGGTATGTTATTCAAACCCTTTGTCTAGTTTACTTTTAAAATACGATAAACAAGGGAGCTTTTTGTTTAAATCTATTAATTTAGCACACAATAGCCAGCCTGTAGATTTAGCTATAGACAACGAAAATAAACTGTGGGTTGCTTGCAAGAATACTAATGAGATTCAACAATATAGCTCTAATGGCAGCTTATTACAATCTTTTAGTTTCTTAAGGCCAAGCTTTATTACTATCGATAATGATAATCACGTATGGTTGGCTCATGGTTATAATTTATTAAGCTATTTAAATACCGATAATTTAGAAGTTAAAACATGGAGAGTGTCATTTCAACCATTTCCTTTAGTAGAATTACTCTTCAATAAAACGTATGTTAAAGATGAATATCCGTTAAAAGATTTAACTAATATTTCTTTTAATGATGAAATATGGTCTGGTTTAGCTTGTGATGTTTTTAATAGGTTATGGGCTATTAATTCTATTAATAATAACGTAGTGATGTTTGATAAAAAACATATTTCTAACTTTAAAATTTTTAATGCATCTCCTACATCTTCCACTAACTACATAGTAGAAACAGGCAAAACACACGTTACAACAATCAAACCTACGTTTGATTTACCCTTAGTACCTACTAATTCGTTTCAAGCTGTTGGAGATTGGACTGGTAATAAATGGTTGCAAAAATTTGCAAATAAATATGAAAAAATTCCGATTACTGGTCATTCATCTACGTTTGAAGTGTTGCCTTTATATGAAAACGATGAGCAGATGACTATGGATCTATATGTTCGTAATTCTAAGCGAACTACTGTAACTTTTACAGGTGATAGAATAGGTTCGTTTTTTGGTTATAGAATGTATGATGCATATGAAGGAGATGTAGAAGCATTTAGCGAATTTAAACGAGGCAGAGTTGATTTAAAACTACTTCCATATTCATCTCAATTAGATCAATTTACTTTTAAAATAACAACAAAAGCACCAAATTTAGCTCAAGCAATTTCTATAGCAACTCTTCACAATGATGATATATTTCTGTTTTCAGAAAGACGGAAGTTGCAGTTTAAAGCAACAAAACTTAACGGAGATTTTAGTTTTGTGGATTATTTTAAACAATTAGCTTTACCTCAAACGCTGATCGAAAGTCCAAAATTAGCTAATGAGTTTATTTCTTGTTTGTTCGGTAATGGTCAAGGAACTACAGAAGATGCTAGCAGAACTTCGTACGAAAAAATTGCTAACTTTGTAACTAACCACGCTGATATAGAAACAGCTGAAATTGATAAACTACTTTCCCTTGCTGAAGTACTTTCTATTGATGCTGAAAAATTTGGAACAAATTTTCCTACTGAAATTCAAAAGTATTTAAACATATTTTCAACATCAATACATAATTTAAGAGGAGTACCTGTATATCAAAATTTAGTTGCTGAAAACATGGGAGATTTGCTGACGGAAACTTCAATAATTAGTTCTGGGGAATATATAATAGCTAAAGATAAATCATACGAAGATTATAAGCTTATTTTTGTTAATACCTCTCAAGATGGAAGCTTAGTATATCCTTTATCGTCATTAGTTGCAAACGGGTTACGGCCTCCTATATTAACACAATATTACTTTTATAAGTATAATACAGAAAACATTATAGGATTTGCAAATTCTATTCTTGATTGGGATGTAAACTTAACTGCAATATCAAGAACACTTTCTAGTTATAATGATTGGTATAAAACAGACGGAGTCGTTGATTTGTATTTTAATAACGCATTGACTAGAGGTTTATTTGGATAGTTTTTGTTAGAATACCTCGAGCAGAACTTTAAAACTATGATAAATAACATTACTTGTGACTAATCCGTTTGATATAAACTTTAACAATAAAGCAGTAAGAGCTCAATCAGCACTCTTGGGCGATAGTGATGAGCCTCTTTCATACAAAGAATGGAAGTTACAGAGCTTAGTAGCAACTGAACAAGAAGCTAGTAATTTATACAATTTATATTTGGCAAATTGGTTTCAAACTGCTAGAACAAATTCTGTTACTTTAGATCAAAAATTTTTACTCAAACAAAAATATTTGTATCTATTATCTCAACTTAAATTGTTCTTTACTGATGAGGAAAAACAAAATTGGTATTCGAAGATTAACTTAGCAGATGAAAAAGAATTGCTTCTCTCTATTCCGTTTTTTGCTAAAAAACTTAAATCTATAGCAGTTTATTATGCAAATTTACGTAAAAAATTAAAAAACGCTAAAGTAAAATACAATCTAACCGGTTCCTACAATGGATTGGAAAAAGAACTTCAACAATATTTATTAGAATTAATTGCACACGTAAATGAAGATATTGATCCTTTACTCAACAGATCGCTTCCGAGTTACGAGGAAGTTAAAGAAACACTCAAAATAGAAATAGAAGAGTTGTATGACGGAGTCACTTATTTCGATCGTTCTACTACATTGCCTGTATCATCTTATTTTAATGTTTTTCATGATGCTACAGCAGAATTGTTTCAAACAAAAGGGTTAACTCTCTCTTCAGACGAATGGGTGTTTAATACGTTTACGGTACCAATTACATCAGATTTAACTAGTTTTGTTGAGCAGCTTACAGGATTAATTTTTGAACAAACTGATGTAAATTGGTATCGTTTATTTGTTCAAAAATACTTAATGGGTAATAGAATTTCAACTAATTTTAGTGTTCCCTCTTCTCAACCTGTTTTTACTGATATTCTTATAAATCAAGGAGATAATTATTTTTATTATCCTTACGGAACAATAAACGATTTAAATACTAACTCTGTAATAATTCCTGTTGCTCTAAGTTCGTTAAACATATTAGGTTCTACTGCAGGAGATGCTTTATCTTCTTCTGATGTAATTCACGTCAAATACGGAGATACAATTAAAACCGCATGGTTATATCAAAGAACGTTTGATATAACAGAAACCTCAATGTCGGCAAAGATAAATGGAACTGCAAATACTAAATTTCTATTTCCTTATCCTGGATTTGGTATGTCAGCTGAAGATATTCCTTGGACGGGAAAGAGTCTTTCATCAACTTCAGAGTTTAAATTTCTTTCAAGGGAATATAGAAACGCTATAAATACTGCTTATTGGTCGGAGCCTTTGACTGGAGATTCGGTAAAAGAAATTTATGTAAATAATAGTAGCTTAGCAGAAAGTGGTGCTTTTCCTAATCGTTACTCTGAAAAAGCTGATACTATCTTTATTAGAGCAAATAATGGGTCTGAGCAAGCGTTGCCCTTTACTAACGTAAATTCATGCTGGCTTTATGAATTTAAACAAACTTCTTTACCAATTCACGTTTCATTAACAACTCCGATTTTGTGGCCTTATCAGCATGTTCCTACGGATATAGAAAAATTTCCTCAACATTTAAAACGTTTTAATTTTAATAAACGCTGCGAACCTGTTAAATTAAATGAAATAAATTGCTCAAATTTAATAGCTGGCTCAGCAATAGATGTTAGTGAACGAGTTTATAAAATTAATCGGTTTGTTGATACAAAAGAATTAGCATTAGAATGTGCTTGGCTTTCGGGTTCGTTGAATGATTCAAATACTCATAGATGGGTATCTCAAGAAGGATTTAATGCTATCTTTGAGCCTGGAAAAGCTACACGCTTTGTTTGGAATGGAGCAAACAACACTCCATTAAGTAGCGTGTTCAAAACTTTATCACATTATGATGAGTGCCCTTTTTCAGTAAAAGAAAACGCAGAAAGTTTTGAGCCGAGCCAATGCAGTTGTAAACAAATTTATTATACACCAAAAGGACATCCAGGAGAAACTTTCTTGGATCATAATTCTCAAGCAGATTGTATTGTTAAAGAAATCGTTGGAGATAAAGAAGTTAATTCTTTGTTTTCAGATGGCATAGAACCTTTCACTTTCAGCTCATGGGTTGATGAAAATGGGCTTAAAATAACGGAAACGAACAAATTTGCGTGGTATAAAACCAGAGAGATAATTGGTGGTTATGGTGATGGTTCTTGGTTTGGAAATAGTGGAAGGATACCATTTACTTTACAAACAGGCAGCTCGTATTTTTATGTGAGAGCAGCTTCTAGAACATTAGAAACACCGGAAACCGATCCTAGTTTGATAGCACATTACAAACACGAAATTCCTCAAAACACGAAAGTAAAATGGATTCAAGCAAAAATCGATGCTGAAGGAATTTGGAGTTCTTCTGATACAGTTTCTGACTTTACAATTAACGCTGGAGATTTTATCATTTGGGAACATCCGGAAACGATGTATCATTACTTACTGTCAACAGTACAAGTTGAAGTCGAATCTTCCAACAAGGGTAGTATATGGTCAACGTTAGATTATATTGCAATCGACAGTCCTTTAAATTCAACCGTATTAGCATGGCCTGTTGATGCATTAGCTGCTCCAGACGAGCTTTCAACTAGTCAAAATCCTGAAACATCTTTTGTAGACATTCTATCCGTAACTCATTGGAAATTTTATAACGAAACAACAAAACAGACATATACATTCACTGCGGAACCGATAATAGCTTTTACTCCTCCAGTAACCGGAATTTATCAAGTTAAGGTTAAAGCTATGGATGGTGAAGGCAGAGTACTTGAGTTACCTAACGGTAACACAACTATACCTTCTATAACTGTCGTTCCACAGTTTGAAGATGCTATCGAATATATTCCACTACCTCAACCGGTTCCTGGTACTTTACTCGAAATTCCTTTGAGTGGATGGAATTATCAAACCAAAACATATGATAGTAAATCACTTGGCGCTCAACCTTATTGGGCAGAAAAATATGTTAGTAAATCTCCTTCAGTAAATTTTGGTGGACTATTTGATTGGGGATACCCTCAAGAATGGATCGAGAATTATCTACCAGATTCTACTCCTAAAATTTCTAATTTAACGTTTGCTTTTGGACAAGTTGTTGAATATAAATCACTAAGTTCTTCATTTGTTTGGAATCAGCCAATTGAATATCAAACATACGTAGGGTCTCCAAGATGGTGTAAAGTTAATAGATATAGTGAAAATCCGACTCCATTATCTGCAATTTACTCCATTAAAGCTTTTCAAGATACATATTCAAAAGCAACATTTGAACCTACTGACATTCAACTGAGCAATTACATAGATGGAAATCCTCTGGAAGTATTTTATCACGCTCTTGGAGATCCGTTTGTGTGGTCTATAAAAACAGACGTATTATCTGGAGACAACATAATCAAAACAAATTATATCTCAGTGACATCGGATCAATCATACAATGTATTATCTAATAGAAATTATCCAACGATCGCTACTGTTCCTGTTGTTGAAGATCTCTATAGTAAAAAAGATGTAGGTGGATTTTTTATTCCTAATGGTTTAGGTGCTTCGAATTTTATTAATAAAAATTTTACAATAAAATTATCAGGAGATGTTACAGATGGCCTAGAAATTTTCACTAGTGAGTTAAACCCAGCAGGAGGAAGAGGGTTGTCTAAGCAGCAGCAAAAGGTTCCTTTCATTTGGGAAGATGACAATCAATGGATAAAAGCTCCTCTTAATTCTGGAGCTTTTGCTGGTTCTGTGAGAAAAACGTTAACAAAAAATTTACAAACATTTATTCCATATACTGAATGGACTGGTCAGTTTACTTACGGTCTAGTAACTCCTGAAAGCCGTACTTCTCCTTGGGGAGGAATAACAGAAACGACTTGGACTGATTTGCAAAATTATCCAAAGACCTTTGCTGGAGTACCTAACATGCCAGCTTGGAATAAAACGCAAATTTTAAAGTATACTCAAAAAGAAGTTGATTGTTGGACTTCTGATATATTTGGTAATCAATATGGTTTATACAAACCGTTATCAGCAGCACCAGTCAAAGATCGGATTAATGAAGTTGGAGAACTCTGGGTAAAAACAAAAGAAAACAATGTTTGGCCAGCAACCCAGGCTTTATCAGCCATATTTGAACCTTTTGAAACTATAAATTTAACTTTATATTCTCAATTAACCGGAGGGCAAATTAATTTAGTTGACTGTTTTGGGGATGTTTTATTTTTGCAAACTTCAACTGCAGTAATTTTCGCAAAACTTCTATACGATCAAAGCACTTCTTTAATTAATACCACATTGGACGATATGAGGTTTTTAATTTCTATGGGAAATAATTCTCAGAGGTTCGGACAAACCTGGTATTCACCTAAGCAAAAGGCTGTTTATTTAGCAACAGCTTCTATAAAAAATTCATTACTTTTTCCTGAATTGTATGAAGTCAGTACCTCTTCTTTTAATTTAATAAAATGCTTTCCAACGCTCGAACAAGAACAAACCTTAAATGAGCAATTACAAACAATTTCAGCTAAAACAATCGAATCTTTATTGTTAACATATAACGAACAACTGCGTAAGTATGCAATAACAATTAACGGCACTAATAATATCAACAAACCATTCATCGTTAATTTAGTATTACAACATGAAAATATGTAAAATTGAAATATTTCAAGATCAATTGTTGTCCGAACCTCCTATAGTGGTGTCTCCATTTGAAGTAGTTCATATTACTACTTGTAAGCCTTTCGATGTTTTTATTGAGACTATTCCTTTTCCTGTTAATTTTAAATTACTAAATTTTAAAAACGAAACAACGAATAAAGGTAGTATATGGTCTACCTATGATTATATTGCACTTGATTCAGATAAACCATCTACGTTAATTTCGTGGCCTCAAACATTTACTTTTAATAGTGAGCAAATTCCATCGATGACCTCTGCTCAATTGTTATCAGTGGTATCGTGGTTAGTTGTTCACGAGGAAACTCAAGCAAAGCAATCTTTTTCTGGTCAGGAAACTTTGATTTTTACCCCTAGTTTATCTGGAACATATAGCATTTCAGTAAGTGCACTAACAGAAGAAAGAGAATTAATATACTTTAATAAAATTCCAAGGCTTACTGCTGTACCTTTAAGTGATATTAGTATTTCTTCAAGTCAAGGAAAATTTAGTGGAACTTTTTGCGAAGAAGGACTTTACCAAATTGGTTATCAGGTATATAATGAATTTGGTAAAAATACATATTGTCTTAGTTTATCAGCATCTAATCCTCCACCTCCGTCACCTACTCCAACTGTTACGCCTACTTCGACGGTTACGCCTACTCCTACTATTACACCTACTCCAACTGTTACACCGACGATCACTATTACTCCAACAATAACTAAAACTCCTAATTCAACTCCTGATCCAACTAACACTCCAACACAAACGATTACTCCTACTATTACACCTACGATTACAATCACACCAACAATTACTCCAGAACCAACTAAATGGGTAATGCCGGAAGTATCTCCTCGATGTGAACCGCTTCCAACTCATTGTCCTCGTCCGACTCAAACTCCTTATCCGACACCTACTCCAACTCCTAGTAAAAAATGTGGTTGTAAAATTAAACCATGTCAACATTCTTGTTAAATAGAAAAATATGATTAAAGGTACCAAAATAACAGACCTCGAGAATATAGCTACTTCTCTTTTAACGGATGAACTACTAGCAGCAAGTGATGGAAACACCGCTCTTGTTCCGTTAAGTGCTATCGATCAAGGGATTCAAACTGTTATTAATTTACATACAAATCTTAGTCTTCTTACAGGCAATGTTATTAATACTCAAAATTCTCCAACTATTAATTTAAGCTTTAATAGTACAGCAAGAGAGTTGTCTGCTGACTTTACTATTAGTGTTAATGAATCTTTATTATTTCCTCAACCACCATTGCTTTTCGTAGATAGTATGACTGCGACAAATAACATGCATAACAAGACGGTTATTTTAAGCTCAGAAAATGCTTTGACCGTTACATTATTACCCAATTTATCCTCTGGTCTAACAATTAATTTTATTAGAGGAGATACTGGTGATGTTACTTTTATTGGTGACTCTAATACTGATTTAATGAAATTTCCTAGTAGCGATCACGACTCAATCGCATACGAAAACGGAAGAGTTACAGCAATTAAAGGCTCTGGAACAACATGGAATCTGAAAGGTAAGTTGTCTTCTAAAGACAGTGGTAGATTTATTTTAGAAACGAATTGAAAGAATTAGGGTTTTTCTTGTTCTTTTATTAAATCGGTTAGTGCTCCTATGTAAGGTATTAAATCTACTGCTGTGTCGTGCTTGTACCCTCCAGCAAATCTTGAGTATTTCTGATCAATAAAAGACGCTAATGCTACAGCTTTGACTTCGTTTTGAGATAACTCTTTGTCTGTATATTTTTTAATAATGGCTTTAGTTAAATGCCAGCAACCGTCAGCTCCCCACGTATCAGCATATTGAGAGCCTCTTTCGTGCATTGTTTTGGCTGCTTCTTTTAACGTGTTAGACGCTCGTTCAATAAATTCGTTCATTAGAACGTTAATGTTAAATTGAAAAAGAAAAATATCAACTTAATATTTAATACAATATAATAATGCAACGTTTCTAGGACGAGCAGACCCAGTTCCAAATCCTCCTGTGTTTAACTCTATTGCGGATCCTGATGTCGTAGTAGTCGTTTGATAACTGTTTAAAATATTGGGCCACATATCTTTAGCATTTACTACATGGTCTACACCAACGTCACTAGAAGAATTGTCAACGTCCAGCCAACTTGTTGATAGATTTCCTCCAGTTTTGTCTATACGATTTATTGGATTACAGACTGTAGTTGAACTTTTATTTGGATCTATAATTGTTGCTGTTCCTTTTTGTGAGCTTCCAAATACTCTTCCTTTGTCAACTTCTCTGGTAGCATCCCATCCTCTGACAAATTCTCCTCTTAAGTCTGGAAGTTGTCCAGAAGAACCAAAAAACCCTCGTAACACTGTCCACAATATAGAAAAGTCAGCTCTTATTCCTTGAACTGTATCTACTCCATTTGGTAGAATATCTCCATTGCATACAAGCCAGCCTGCTGGTGCAGTCGTTCTAGCAAATGGCATAACTGCTCCTACTGGAATAAGCGAATCTATTGTAGATTTTGCACTGATGGTAATATCATCATTGCCATTATTAATTACAATTCCCTCTCCAGCTTTTATTTTTTTAAATTCTAAAACTCCGTTTGTGTTTTGTTTTAATATTTTTCCTGAACCTGTTCCTATATTAGAATTTATTCCATTAGTAACAGCACTTGTTGAATCTAAGATGATGGTGTTTTCATTAGTCGTTAGTTTTAATGCTATTCCAATTGAACTTAAACTTTTAAACTGTAAGGTTGTACCTGAATCAGATTTTCCTTTAAAAATTCCAAACGTTGAACTGTTTCCTAAATTTGTTGCGTTTACAGTTTTATATATAATTTCGTCTGTTACATTAATATTTAAAGTACCATTATTTTCTGTTAAATTTATTCCATTTCCAGCACTTAGAGTGTTAAAATGTAATTCATATCCACTTTGTCCTGAAAATACAGGAGTACCAGTTCCTACATTTACTCCTTTGAATCCAGCTACTGCTGGAACAAATGATTCTATTCGTATGCCATCTGGTGTTTCATGCAAATCTATATTTTTTCCTGCAGATAAAGATCTAAAATACAAACAATTGTTTTCAGACTTTAATAAAACTTGTTTTCCAAATCCTGTATTTTTTCCTCCAGACAACAAATTAACAGTGCTAAACTCAACACGATTTTGTTTATCCTCAATTAAAATATGGGGATTCGCAGCAACTAGGGTTTTAAACCTTAAATTATCCCCTAATTTTTCTTTAAATATAAAAGCCCCTTCTTCCTGAGCTCGTGCTGCAGAAATTGAATCTGTTGCAGAAATTGTAATATCGTTTCCGGCGGTAACGACAGTTATGTTTTTGCCGTTTTTAATCTTTCTAACTTCAAACGGATGAGTTAAATTCTTTAAGATTTCTCCAGTACCTGTACCTACATTTGTTCCAGAAACTGTAGAAGACAGTGTAACCGTATCGTTTTGTGAGGTTATAGCAACACCAGATACTGCTAATAATGTTTTAAATGGTAAATCAACACCGTTTTTAGGTTTAGTTAACCCCACACCATTTCCAACATTTGAAGTAGTGTTTGCTTCTCCTAATGATGTTCCATTAGAATTTACTCCAGTAATTTTAATATTACTTTCATCTTCTGAAACCACAATATTAGTACTTCCAGATATGATTTTTTTGAATTGCAATCCTCTGTTACTCTTTTGTTTATATACACTAGCTCCATAACTAGCTCCAACATTAATTGCGGAAATTAATTCTTGTCCACTATAAGGATTTCCAGCTGAAAGAGTAACGGACCCAATTCCAGTACTAGGGGATACTGATATATAATCACCAGTAACATTAATTTTACTAACTCCAAAAGCACTAAATTCTGCTATTTGTGTAGTTAAATTATTAAGACTGCTTGCTAAAGAATTTAATTCAGAAGTAAGAACAGTAAAATTCGTATTGATCGAAGAAAGAGAGTTTCCTACACATTCGTTTTTGTCAATTAGTGTAATATCTACAAGAGCCATAATGGTTATTTATAAAAATATTAAGATTTATGCATTAAACGATATGATAGGAGAGACATAATCTTGATTTAATAAATACTCCCATCTACAAGCAGTTTTCAAACTAGAGCCCCATCTCATAAAAATTTTATCAGAAAGATCAAACCCTAGAGGATCAATTTGATTATTCGTTGCACCAAAAAATCCAACTAGCGTCCATTGAGACGTGGAGTTATTTCTTCGTACGAGCCAAGAACCGTTTTGTCCATTTGTAACTGCAAATGAATACGAACTCCCATCAAATAATTCAACATCAATAAAGTCAGCTTTTTTATTTGTAGTAGCAAAAGGTTTTAAAAACCCAATTTGATCTATATCAAAACTATTTAATATTGTTTTAGTAGCAATTTTTGTATTTGTTATTATTTCATTGGGATCAAAAAAAGTACTATTAAAAAAGCATTTATTAAAACAATTACCTTTAGTTAAAGTTTTAATTGTAGGAATCGTTTCAATGAAATCAAACTTCATTAATGCTTCTAACAATAAATTAGTTAATCCGCTTAACGAACAGTTGGATTCAACTGAAACAAATTTAAAATTAGTGTCAGCTAAGTTATTTGGTTGCTCGAATGCAGAAGAGCTTCCATGCTGAGCTAAAGATAAAAATTTTGCGGTCAAAATGCTATTCAAATCGGCTACATTAAATCCAATTCCAAAAATTCTTTTTGAGTCTGAACTTTTTGCTTTACAAATATCTTCATAAAATGAGAAAGTTGGTTTTTCAGGAGTCTCTTTGAAATAATACACTGACTCCATTTCATTGTAAAATACTAAATTAATAACTTTTGATCTGCCATCAGAATCATAACTAAGTTGATTAAAAATACGTTTATCTTCCGTTGCAAAAATATTAATTTTTTTATTTAATACATCGAAACTATTCCCGTAAGATGGCAACAAAGAAGTAAACAATAAATTACTATCTTGTTTATAAAAAAGTTTTTCAAAAACAGAATAAGTTTTATAAAGGTTAGAATTTATCCAAATGTTAATTTTAGGACTCAACCACGATCTATCAGGCTTTGTATTAGTAATTTGCAGCATTCGATTTTTAGAAATATCTTTTACCGTAAATGAATTAGTAATCTCAACAGGTTGATCTGGATTATATATAGTGCCTGTAGATGTTACGTATATGATATAGCTAATTCCTGGGTCTAAAGTCGTGAATGGTTGTTGATTCAATGGTTGATCTGCGTTGTATTCTTCTAAAGTAGAAGAATTAGTCTTAACAGATTCTCTTTGAACCTTTTTAATAAACGAATAATTGGAAATTTTAACTGAACTTTTAAATGGAAATGTTAATATATGCCAACTAGGTCCATTTGTTGTAGAAATTAGACTTACTGAATTGGGAATATCTGGTGAAGTCGTTTCATCAGTTTCTATTGTAAAAGTTCTTTTGGAACGTATACAATAGCCTCTACCAGGTTTTAAAGACGTAAAGAATTGGGTTTCTGCTGGTTGTTGATTAGTATAATACTCTAAAATATTATTAGCTTGTTCGTTTGGAGAGAATACCGAAATTATATCGGGAAAGTTGGTTAAAGAGCGATCTGAAGTACCCTCAAAGGAAATAATTGTATATTTGGGATTATCTTCATCTCCTTTAATTGTAAAAGTTTTCATTAGTTAATATGTATTTATTATTTTAATTGTTTTAACTCAATGGCTGAAATGTCTTTCCAAACTTTTCCATCCGTCCATGTTTGATCATCATTCCAAGTTGTTTGAATTTCAAATACTTCCGTAGGAGTTGGTGTTATAGTTGGAGTTGGTGTGATAGTTGGAGTTGGTGTTATAGTTGGAGTTGGTGTTATAGTTGGAGTTGGTGTTATAGTTGGAGTTGGTGTAGCATTTGTTATGAAAATGCTGGTAGAAATGTCGGTTGCTTTTTGTTGGCTTAATGTCTCTACTCTTAATGCAGGTAGTGGTATGATAATAGTTTCTGGGTTATAACTTAAATTTAGATTGTTTGGGGAACATCCTAAAACCAATGGTTCTTTAGAAAGATAATACAAAGAAAGATTGTTGTCATTAGTACTAGACAATACAACTTTTGAAGATAATATAACTTTATTTTCTTGTAATTGAAAGTTATTAGTAGTTGCTAAAGAAAAATTACAATCGTTTGAATTTGATTCACTAAAGTTGTTTATGAGAGTAATTCCGTCTATTCCATCTATTATAAGATTGAATCTAGATACTTGAGCTTTATCAATAAAAAAATAATACTGTCTTTGTGAATTTATATTTACGGTCTGATTGTTCGATTCAATTAGAATTGTATCAACTGGAGTTTGTTGAATGTAACTTGTTTGATTTACAATTGTAGTATTTGCTGAGTTGTTGTTTCTTGAAAGTTCAACAATACCTTCTAAAAAATTTCCAGTTAATAGTTCCGAATTAGTATTATTTTCATTTTTATAGCCAAATGTTGTTCCTAAACGAGCTTCGGTAAATTGAATACTTGACTTAAAAAGACCATCTACGGAAACTATCATTGTTTTAAGAGGAGTTTTAGACTCTACTAGATTATTAAAAAACAAGCTGTCTTGAAAATGGTTTCTTTGAAATGAAATTTCTTGAGATGCATTAAATTTAATTTCTGAATTAATTTTAAAAGAAAATAACCGTGATGCAATATCTACAGGAACTAAACTAGGCGTTGGCGTGGGAGTTGGTACAGGAGTTGCTTTGGGTTTAGTTTTCCATGAAGATCTGTCTATTTTTATTTTTTTTCCTAGTATAAAAGGATCACGCATGCAGATATTTATCAAGTTTTCTTTTAAAAATATTAAATTCTGAACGTAAAATATATTATGAATTTTTATTGAGTTTGATTAAATAATCTCAATGAAAAACTTCGATACACTATTTGAGAAAGAATTAGAACGCTTTCAATTAGGTGGAATAATTGTTGGAGATAGAATTCGCTTTACTAAAAATTGTTTAAATTTAGATTATATAAAAAATAGAGCAGCTTCGTATCAAGACATTATCAAAGCTTGTTCGGAACCTTCTTTTGATTTAAACTTAAGAGTAGGTGCTGTAAAAAGTATATACCCAACTACTTCTCAAAACTATACTGGTGGAACTACAGATGCACCGGATGGCATTTTTCTTGATATTTACATAGAATATGCCCCAGGTCTTTATAGGAATCCGATGACGGTTCCGATTGAAGCTGTTGAAGTAATAGATGACGGGAACAATAGAGGACCTGTTCCTGATAGTCTTAAGCGAAAAAATAAAGTCCACGGTCCCGAGCAAATTAATGCAAAGCAACCATCTTTTGACAATATTAATTTGCCTACAAAAAACACAACCATTCCAAACTCCAATAAATGGGATGATGGAAAACCTGGTGGCGGAAATTTTATAAAAACATAGTTTTTTTATAAAAATGTGAGATAATACATACGAGCAACCTATACTCAAAAATAATGAAAACAATGTTATGTAAAATAATAGTTCTCGGATTCTACTACTTGGGAGATGTTTTTTCCAAAATAGACAGCGAACTTGCAGCTAATCTTTATCAAAGATGCATGAACATTTCTGTTGAATGGGACGAAAAAATTAACTTTTATTGGTGGAAAAGTGTAGAAAAACAATAACTTCTTTAAAATTATGAATAAACTTAAAATATTTGACGAACAAATTTCAAGAAAACCGAACCTTTATCCCTGGACAGAACAATATATGGAAGCTATCCATAACGGATTTTGGACCGATAAAGAATTTAACTTTAAATCGGATATTCAAAATTTTAAAGTTACTTTAACTGAACAAGAAAAAGAAATTATAGTTCGCACACTTTCTGCAATTGGACAGATCGAAGTTGCTGTAAAAACTTTCTGGGCCAAGCTCGGAGAAAATCTGCCTCATCCTTCTCTTGCTGATTTAGGTTATGTAATGGCTAACACTGAAGTAATTCACAACAATGCATACGAACGTCTTTTAACAGTTTTAGGATTAGAAGATGTGTTCGAAAAAAATTTAAAACTTGACTGGATACAAGGAAGAGTCAAATACTTAAAAAAGTATACTCATAAGTTCTATAAAGATTCTAAAAAACAATATCTTTATGCTCTTATATTGTTTACTTTATTCGTTGAGAATGTTTCTCTGTTCTCGCAATTTTATGTAGTAAATTGGTTTGCCCGATTTAAGAATGTATTGAAAGATACAGATCAGCAAGTAAAATACACTCGCAACGAAGAAAATCTTCACGCGTTGATAGGAATTCAGCTTATTAACACAATTAGAAAAGAATATCCTGAATTATTTGATCAAGAATTGGAAGAACGAATTCTTCATGAAGCTCAAGAAGCGTTTAATTCGGAATCTAAAATTGTTGATTGGATGGTAAATGGAATTCAAGAAGAAGGCTTGAGTGCTGTTGTTTTGAAAGAATTTATTAAAAATAGAATTAATGAGTCTCTTAAACAAATTAAATTTAAACAAGCGTTCGACGTTGACAAAGAAATATTAAAGACTACAGTATGGTTTGATGAAGAACTACTCGGAGAAAATGCAACTGACTTTTTTCATAGCAGGCCTGTTGGCTATGCAAAGAAAAACCAATCATTTTCTGAAGAGGATCTATTCTAAACTATAACTATATGCATAAAGACAACTTTTATTGGCTTAATAAAGACTCCCGAAAATTCTTAGAACGTGGGTATTTATTAGAGGGAGAAACTGCGGAACAACGTATTGAGGATATTGCACAAGCTGCTGAGAAATATTTAAATATTCAAGGATTTGCTAAAAAGTTTACAGACTATATGGCTTTAGGATTTTATAGTTTATCGTCTCCAATATGGTCAAACTTTGGTCGAACTCGCGGACTTCCTATCTCTTGCTTCGGTTCATATATTTCAGATACAATGGAATCAATTTTAGGAAAAATTGCTGAAGTTGGAATTATGACAAAACATGGAGGAGGTACTTCTGCCTACTTTGGGTCGATCCGTGGACGGGGCACTCCAATTTCATGTGGAGGAGAATCTACGGGGTCAGTTCATTTTATGGAACTGTACAACAAACTCATGAATGTTGTATCTCAAGGCAATGTAAGACGAGGATCTTTTGCAGCATATCTACCAATTGATCATAAAGACATAGAAGAATTTCTTCAAATTCGTTCGGAGGGTCATGATATTCAAGAAATGTCTTTTGCTGTTTGTGTTCCTGATAAATGGATGAAAGAAATGATTGAAGGAGATAAAGAAAAGAGAAATGTATGGTCTAAGGTTATTAAAAAACGTTTCGAATCAGGATATCCTTATATAATGTTTTCGGATACTGTTAATAACAATTCTCCACAAATCTATAAAGAAAAAGGAAAAACAATTAACAATTCGAATCTTTGTAGTGAGATTGCTTTGTCGAATGATGATGGAGAATCATTTGTGTGTGATTTATCTTCATTGAATTTAGAACGCTGGGATGCTATTAAAGATACAGATGCAATTGAAACTCTTGTGCTGTTTTTAGATGCAGTAATGACTGAATTTATCAACAAAACTGAGGGCATGCAGTTTATGGAAGCTCCTAGAAAATTTGCAATTAATCAAAGAGCTCTTGGAGTAGGAGTACTTGGTTGGCACTCTCTGCTACAATCCAAGATGATTGCTTTTGAATCGTTTGATGCTAAAATGCTAAATGCTGAGATTTGGAAAACAATTAGAGAGAAAGCAGATAAAGCAACTTGCGAATTAGCTTGTTTATTTGAAGAAGCACCAATTTATAAAGATTCGAAAGAAAAGAGAAGAAATACTACAACTCTTGCAGTTGCTCCTACGACTTCCTCCAGTTTTATTCTAGGTCAAGTTTCTCCATCAATTGAACCTGAAAACAGCTGTTATTATGTTAAGGATCTAGCAAAAGGAAAATTCACATACAAAAACCCTTATCTTAAACAAATACTAAAGGATAAAAATAAAAATGACGACGAAACGTGGATGTCAATTCTTTCTCATGGTGGTTCTGTTCAGCATCTTGATTTTTTATCAGATCACGAAAAAAATGTATTCAAAACTTTCGGAGAAATTTCTCAAAAAGAAATTGTCATTCAAGCTGCTCAAAGACAAAAATTCATTGATCAATCTCAAAGTTTAAATTTAATGATACCTCACGACGCAAAGCCGAAAGAAGTAAACGAACTTCTGATTTTTGGCTGGGAGCAAGGAATTAAAACATTTTACTATCAAAGAAGTTCTAATCCCTCACAAAAATTAGCAAGATCTATTATGACTTGCACTAGTTGTGAAGCATAAATATTTTTCAACACGATAAACAAATGTTAATAGTTGTAAATTAATTATGTTACAAGAATCCCGAAAGTGGGGTTTTACTTGAAATAAGCACTTTTGAAACATCAGACCAATGGTTTGGATAATTTTGTAAAAGATCTTGCATTTGTTGTTCTAATTTTTCTTTAGTAGTGTGATGGTGATATCCACGGCCTAGAACTTTATCGCATTCCGGAATTCGTGAACTAATTTGAAGCTTTCTTTGAATAAATCTATCATTCCATGGAGAATACATATATTTTAAAATTATAAAATCATCACAATTACACTGGTTTGATGCAAAATGTCTTCCTAATGGATATTGTTTTCCTGAATAATTATGAAGAGACCGACAAGTCCACAATTCAGCAAGAGGTGGCCCTCCATATCTTTTTTCTTTCAGTAAATCAATAGGTTGAGAATTACTTTTTAAAGATTCTTTAGATTCCAACATAATATATATTTGTATAAGTTTATCTAATCGATTAGTATCTGAAATTAATGTTGAATAATCTCCCACTAAAAACTCTGTTGTGTTTAAACACACTCTCCAATCGCTGATACCTTTTTCATATTCTTGTACTTCTTGGTCGACTAAATCTGACTGAAAGTTGTTATTTTTACTATTATGTATAGTCCAATTCGGACATATTTCTTTTATTATGTTTACAGAATTGTCTGTAGAGGCGTAATTAATAAGAATACCATGATCAAAAAACTTTTTGTGATGATTAAGCCACCACGGTAATAAATATTCTTCGTTGTAAAAATGAGAAATTATAGTTTTCATTAATTGTGCACGAAAAGTACCCCAGGTGCTTTTACGGGGTTAGTTTTACTAGCTATTTTTTCCGCGTATTTGCCATCAGCACAGGAATCGAAGTCCGTCCAAGGTGTGTCTTTAATTAAATCAATATGAGACATAAATGCTCCCATATCTATTTGAAATAGTCGGGGGTGAGCAACTAAAACGTTATAGTTAAATTCCCAACAAACCATGTCGCAAATTACCATTTTAGAATTACAGCTAATTGCTGTGTTTAACATTCTCTCTAAAAATACAGGTGAGTAATAATTGTCTTCATTGGTATATACAACCCAATCCGGTAATTCACCCATTAATGACACTTTATGTCTATGGTAAAACCCACAATGTCCCTTATGATCTAGATCATCGATAAAAACTACTTTATTGCTCAACTGTTGAAACCTGTGTTTTAAAGTTTTGTCTTCAACAGGACCATCGTGGTGTATATATATTTCAAAATTTTCGTAAGTTTGACATAAGATAGAATAGACGCACGAAAAAGCAGCATCTACTCTTTTTGGTAAGCCGTTGAAATATGCAGATATGCAAATTCTAATTTTGTTATTCATTTTAAATTTAAAATATTTCTATCTAGAGTAAGTAAGTTTTGAAAAACCATTTAGTTAATTATCTTTTTGGTTAAAACTTAATATTACGAACTTGTACTAGTTGTGAAGCATAAAACTTTCAAGCAAGCACCTCAACAGTATGTCCTCGTTCTTTTAATAAAACTGCTGAAACAATTCCGCTTAATCCACAGCCAATAATATTGACTTTCATTTAATTTTGAATTATATTCCAGGAATAGTACCAAAAAATTGAATAGTACCAAAAAATTGCGTTCTGTAATATAAATCGCCATTACCAGTTGCACTGAGTTCATTAGAGTTATTGAGTCCTCTAAAAGTAAACTCTGTATTAGCTTTTACTAAAAATCCTACCGAAGGATTTTGATAATCAAAAAAGACATAATCTACTAAAGGTCTTACAATTACTTCTGAACAAAGCTGATCAGTAAGAATTGTTTTTGTATTATTACCATTTAAAAAGAAACTTTTACAAACATTACGATTTTGATATCCCATAGAATTATTTATCATTTCTTGTTGTCATCTTATTCATACATCCTAATTACATTGAGCAACACACAATTGCTTTAGAAAGGAACACACACTTATGGCAAAAAATGCTTATGAAATTCGTTTAGATGTAATGCAAATGGCTCATGGAGATGAAATGAACAAATACATCGAAAAGTTAAATACTCATAGAACATATGACAATGCGAACAATATGATTAATCCTTCAAAAGAAGTTATTGATCAATTATTCCCTAAAACGTCAGATATCATTAAAAGAGCAGAAGAGCTTTACGCTTTCGTTGAAGACACAGGTCTTTAATTAGGAGTCGAACCCAAACCCCTTTAGGCTACCAACCTAAAGGGGTTTTTTTGTTGAAAAAAATAAACAAAATGAGATAAATAATTTTGTCCTAGTGCACAATTACGTGGCTAGCACAAAACAATCATAGATTATAAATTATGACACAATTAACAGCATACGTTCCTGGACATTTTTCGTCCACAGAGAGGGTTTATCGCCAGTTGCCCGCTTTGTTTAATGATAACTGGCTTAACAACGTCTTCGGAGAAGTAGATAAAGCATTTGATGTTCCAAATGCAGTATATCCTTATAATGTACTCCAAATTCGAAACGATAAGCAAGAAGTAACGCAATATGAAGTTGAAGTTGCTCTAGCTGGTGTTGGTAAAGAAAACATTGATGTAAAAGTTAGAGACGGAAAACTCCATATTAATATTCTTAAAGAAAAAGAAGAGCCGACAGATACTGTTGCTTATTTAAAAAGAGGAATTAGTCAAAGAAAAGGAAGCATGACGTTTAATCTTGACGATAAAGTCAATTCTAAGAAAATTAGCTCCACTTACAAAGATGGTCTATTGAAAGTTGTAATTCCAGTAGTGAAACCTGAAACAATAGATATAGACATTAAAGTAGCTTAAACATATACAACAGCCTAAATTAAAAAGGCCTCTCGTTTGAGAGGCCTTTTTTCATGCAAAAAAATTCAATATACACCCATTATACGCATTTACTCCAGATACAGCTAAATTTAAAGTTAAAGAATGGTTGGCACTAGTTGATTTTCCTACTGGTATTGCACAAGTTAAGCCGCTAGTTAAAGTGAGAATTACATCAACATCGGAGTTTGAGCCATTATGAAATAATACTTGTCTTGAAATAAATGATGGGTTTCCTGATGTTCTTGTTTCACACTGAGTAAAAGCATAAGGAGCTGAAATTACATTGGGATTTGTAATATATACTTTTAAAGAACTTAAAGCTTCATAAACTGTTACTGGATGTCCAGATAGATCTTTAATTGAAATGCTGTCGGTTTCAGCATTTAATTTTTGCGTTAAAACTTTTAAAGAATTTCCTTCGGTTATATTTTGTACAACCGTTGCAGCAATTGAGTGATTTGCACCATCCGTAATTTCAACTCCTCCAATGTTAACATTTGAAGCACTTAATGATATACTAATATCTTTTAAGTTTGTAACATAATTTGCTCTAGCGTAAAGCGGTCTATTGCAATCGTTATCAATCGGAATCCATGAAAACGTCTCAGCAATTCCAGTATTATATGTGGAAGGTTGATTTGGAGTAGTACTTAAAACGGGAACTAATGTTGGCTGAGACATAATAGTATTTAACATATAACAACTAAAGTAAATGATTAAATATCATTATGCCGAAAATTGAAATAAAGTTTAGTAATTTACAAAAAAAAGTTGGATCGCATGCTTCAAATAAGTTATCTGATTACTACAAGGGAAAAAATTTAATCTCCTCTAAAAATCCTTCTGAATCTATTCCAACTTGCGGAAGAATTAGTTTAGGAAATTTTCAAACTTTTAAAAAAGATGAGAAGATATTCTCTGAAACAGAAGGATATTTTTGGAAGTGGGGAATTGGTATATGGGAATATAATATTTACTCGTTTGGTCATCCGTCTAATAATCATTGGTTTAATATAAATCAAATCTCTCGGAATTTTCTGTCGGATTTAATTGGATTTAATCCTCAAACTATCAGCATTCAAGCTACTGGAAGAGAAGTACAATTTAAAATTAAAACTCAGAAAGAAGGCCAAATTACGGATATAATAAATTTTAATTTGAAGGAAGGTCCTGGTGTAAATACCTTTACTGAAAACTCTCCGACATTTACTTTTGACTTAAATGAAAATGGAGATTTGTGGGTTTTTTCTAAATTAACCTGTCCTTCTACTAGTAATAAACCTGTTGGTGGGTGTTTAAAGTTAATAACTGCTTGTTAATTTATTTGCACAATCAACCAACGGCAATTAAATAATAAAATATAAATGGAGTTAGAGCTAAAAGATTTTAAGTGTAAAACGGTTAATGGTAAATACAGCTGGGATGCTGGAGTTCCAACTGGTACGTCTTTGCTTTCTGCAACTATTGACGATGAAACTTTACAGTATATTGGCTATGCTCCAACCACTATTGTATCTTTTAGTGCTTCAGTAATAAATCCAAATTCGAATTATTATGCCTTTAAAAGAGTTGTAGATTTTGGGGATTTTTATAATTCAGAAACTAATATTCAAAATTCTCTTTCTCAAAAAGACTCGTTCTTTTGTCATACATATATAATGCCTGGAACGTATACTTTAACTGTTACGCAGACACAATATGTTGTATTAACATCTGAAAAAGAAGAAAATACGTATAGAGAAGACGGAGTTGCAGAAAATGATATTTTGCCTCACGAATGGAAATGGCAAAGCTTTTTTTGCAGTGATCCTGAAAAAATTTCTTCGTTAAAATCTTATTATGTTACTTGGGATGATTGTAAATTTCAATCTCCTCTTCAGAATACATGGAATGATTTAGCAAACAGTACAAACGGAGACTATGAAAATTGTCCGTGTATACCTACTCCAACTATCTGGAATTGGTTTACGTTTTTGTCTGCTAATTACACGGAAGATGTGGATTTTAATACGTTTAAATGGAAAAGTTATACTCTTTCTGGGTGTGCTCCTATTACCTGGAGACGTTTAATTCAATCATCAACCCAAGAATGCGAAATAAAAGTTCCACCATTATCAACTGAAGTTGTAATTCAACAAAAACAATTGTTTCTAAAAGTATTAGAAATTCCACCAACAGCTTATATTGAAGTAATTTCAATACAAGCTAATAAAGTGTCTCCTTATACTGTACAATTATCTCCAAGAAAAATACGGTGTGGAAGCTTTCCTATAGAAAGATTAGTCTGGGATTTTGGAGATGGCTCTCCATTACTAGAACAAGTAAGAGGAGAAGTAAAGCCAGAGTTTCCTTTTACATGGACAAATTCTTTTGATTATGATTCGGAAGATATACGTAATTATGATGTAATTCATACATATAATAGAACTACCGAAACTGGTAATTGCTTTTATCCGTCAGTGACGGCTTTTGCGTCTTCTACTGAAACTTTTGATTGTGCGTCAGTCGTAATAGGACCAATTGCTTTTGAACCTCATAAAAATGTTTCTCTGCTTCAAAATAAATTGCTCGAAAATGAACGGATTGTTTATACAGGACAAATTGATAATAGTGCGGTACTTTGGTTAACTGACGAAAAAAATTATACCGTTATAGTAGATCCTAGTCCGACGCCCACGCCGACACCTAGTGTAACTCCTACTCTTACACCAACTCCAACGGTAACACCGACTCAAACACCAACTCCAACAGTAACGCCGACTCCTTCTATAACACCAACTCTTACTCCAACACCAACACCGACACAAACAAAAATTCCTGATTGCGATTTAGATTCTAAGGTACTCGAATGTGACTTAGAATCTAGAATCTTAGATTGTGATTTAGAATCCAAAATCTTAGATTGTGATTTAACAATGAAATTATTATAGGTTTCGTGTCTAATAAAAGTTTTTATAATAAATAACACTATGGCTGACGTAATTGCTTTTAATTCTGTAAATTTTGCAGGTCTTTCTGCAGACTTAAGATATTATTCTTTAACTGGAGGAGGTTCGTTTGAAAACTTAGGAGTAGTTCAAATGCCTTTAGTATATACCACCTCTACACCTACTCCAACTGTTACTCCTACTAATACTCCTACTAATACTCCTACTAATACTGTAACTCCTACTCCTACAAAGACTGTTACACCTACTCCTACAGTTACACAGACTCCACCTAGCACTGTTACGCCTACTCCAACCGTAACTCCTACTAATACTGTAACGCCTACTCCTACAAAGACTCCAGCTAGTACTGTTACACCTACTCCAACTGTAACTCCTACTAATACCGTTACGCCAACCGTAACTCCTACTAATACGGTAACACCAACAGTTACTCCAACTAATACAGTAACACCGACTCCTACAAAGACTGTTACACCCACTCCAACTATAACACCAACTAATACGGTAACACCAACTGTTACACCAACAATAACGCCAACTAATACGGTAACTCCTACTCCTACAAAGACTGTGACACCTACTCCTACTGTGACTCCTTCTACTACTCCTCCTGCTGTGATTCCTGTAAGTTCTTATTGGATTGTTGCTGAT